TGGTGTCCGCTGGTGTCCGCTGGTGTCCGCTGGTGTCCGCTGGTGTCCGCTGGTGTCCGCTGGTGTCCGCTGGTGTCCGCTGGTGTCCGCTGGTGTCCGCTGGTGGCGTTCCTCATCATGGAGGAACGCCACCAGAAAGCGCGGTAAATGTAAATAAACCTTTCGTTTTGGGCTGAATATTAAATAACGGTTAAAACAATAGAGAAAAATGTGTACATCTATTGCATAATAGAGAACATTATGTACCTTTGTAGTGTAATCAAAAAACAAAGATTACAAGAAGCCGCCGGGGCTTCCCAAAGCCCGGCAAACGCTCTTTCCAGGTATAAAAAAAGCGGGTATTACAGGAATACCCGCCCGGGAAAAAGAAAGATAAAACTTTCCTCTGTTTTGTAGCAAAAACAAAGATACGTTTTTCTTTCCGTTCCTGAAAATATCCAGAAAGAAAAAACGTTCTTTGAAAAAATACCGTATAAACGTGATCCGCGTTCCGGCTGGTGATCCTGTTCACTATCATAGTTTGATACTTTCCCGGCTTGCATAGTTTGCAAGCCACACACGAAAGCAAACGGAACAAAGTACACGCGGCGCGGTTAGTCTGTAACAAATAATCCGTATGAGATAGTAATATATTGATAACGGGAAAGGAGCCGAAAGGTAGCCTAACGGGTAAACTATGTTTGCCCGGGTCGTGCATAGTCGATACCCGTTACTATATTACTAACTTAAATTTATGGACTTATGACAACAAATGTATCTAAAGCAAATGTAAAGAAAGAAGCTATCAACGTGTTGACAAACGAAATGTTAAGCCCGTTTGCAGTTTTGAATGCAATCAATAAAAACCGGAAAGATCCGGCAATTATGGACCTCTTAAACATGTACGGGATAACAAAAAAGCTTGAGCTTTCGGACCTTTGCGGCCTGTATGACTATTCAGAAAGAAACGTCTTTTGCAAGCTTCGCAAAATTACAGATAAAAATAATATTGAGTTTTGCGAATACAAACAGGCAAAAATAGGGAACGCTTTTTATGAATATATACCCATACGTTTCACTATCCGGGACTTTTTCTACTCTTTAGAATCAGCTTTAAAGCTGAAGAAAGAAACGGAAAGAATTGAGCAAATGTACGCGGACCTCTTTAATAAAGAGGATAACAAAGCGGAGAAAGCAAAAGCCAAAGCAGCTATCAAAGCTGCAAACAAAGCGGAAAAACGCGCTAAACAGATAGCGGAGAAAGCAAAAGAGCTACGGGACAAATATAAAGACGTGCCCGAAAACATTCTTTTGCAGCTTGCTGAAGAGTTTTTCAAAGCGGCGTAAACCGCGGCGGGTGTATGGTATTCGTCCGGGTCCGATTCCCGGACACCCACAAAAATATATTCTATCTCATACGGCCGGCGAAAAAGATACCTACCTATGTAATACGGCGGCACGTGTGCCACTGTTGCATATAGGGGCGCACGTGTGCGCCTATAGTTATCCAGGCCAAGAGTCTGAAGGTATCCAGGGCCGCGAAAATCATAATTCATAATTCTATGGCATAACTGTACCCGTATGGGTGCGGTGTGTCCTGCAACGTGTTGAACGATCAGTCAGGGTGCACCGTGTCCGTATGGATTCATGTACGGGTGTGCTATGCCCTGTTCAATCTTGGGTGTATGCCGGAGTAGTTAACCGGAAAAGATCCATACTGTTTTAGCGTATGTATGGAACGGGCTGGGAGTTATCCGGGCCTATGGAATCAACGTACCATGCGGACACGTGTGTCTGTATGGCGGTGCGCCTGCAAAGGTCGTCTATGCGAAAAGTGTATCCGTGAACGCTATGCAAATAGTGTATCATGGTGCATATAGGCGGGTATGCGTCAACGCACCGAAAACCAGCTTCGGGGGTGGTACGGAAAACCCCTACCTATGTAGTGCTATGCGCTTTCGGGCGCATGGCACTTCTTGTATGTATAACTATGTAAAATTTGGATTATGGAAAAATTTTATTTGATAACCTATACTACATTCAAAGGTAAAATAGGGAATCTATGCGTAACAAACATGCTGAATCATGCAAAAAAGGTATGTATGGAATATTCAGACCGGGGAGCAAAATACAAGCAAATTTCGGATATAGAAGCTTTACATATTCTATCTACAGATATGGCTTGCCAGAATGCTATCAGACTATGACCTATCAGGCCGTTCACCTTTACCGGTGTACGGCCTGCAAACTTCTTAAATAGTTTGAGTTATGAAAAAGAAAATGAAAGTCATTCTGTGCTGCGTGTTTTTATTCGTGGCTTTGTATTTCGCCGGTCGTTCCGACTGGAGCGAACAGGTTATTTATGTAATGCCCAAAAGCGCATACGAAAGTATTAGCGCAAAGCTCGGCGAAGATTGCAGTGACTACGAAATAGCAAAAGAGTACGTAAAAAACAAATCGTACTACGACGCTATGGGGTATTAATTACATGCTGGAGGTGCTTTACGGTACTTCCAGACACGATTACTAACTTAAAACTATAGGAATTATGAAGACAATTACTATCGAGAAAAATGTGTATGAGTATAGCGAATTAAGCGAACAGGCAAAAGAAGAAGCTAAAAACTTTCTGTTGGAAGGACGTGAGCCGTATATATTCTCGTCTGACGTAAAAGAAGACTTCAGATGTCAGTATGGCTTCGAGCTGACTCCGCAATATAGCCTGAATTATTGTCAGGGTGACGGATTCTCTCTTTATGGAGAGGTCTATTTCTCAGACTTTATAAAGAACAATGAGCTTAAAAAGATTGCTATGGACGGCCTTAGAGGTTTCCAACGTGGTATAGCCGAAAAACTTATAAACAAAGTGGTATTCACACGTGGACACCGCTATTGCTATGCAAGCCGTAATGATGTAGAGTTGGAAGAAGAAGCCTATACCGACAAGGAAAACGCTATAGTTGAAAAAGTAAGGGAAAATATAGCTTCCTGGTATCTGGATGTTTGCGGAAAGTATGAGGAATGGGGCTACAGTTATTTCTATGAGATAACAGACGAACAGGCTCAGGACGAGTGCGACTGCAATCAGTACACATTCTTTGAGGACGGCAAGGTATGTCATAGCGTATCTTCAATAGCTGTATGATGTAAGGCTGTACCATATTTGACTATGGTACGGCCTCTATTGTCTAACTATAAACTTTTGAATTATGGATAAATGTAGAAATTGGTTTGGCGTTGATGTCAACAATGAAGAGTCACTGTTTGAATACGGTTTCCTTATGCGATACCGTGGAAACGGGAATTATCAGGTAATATACATTAACGGATTCGACAAAGAAGAAAGACCTTTGTATAGTATAGGGTGGTTTAATCCTGATTCATGGAGGGAAGATTTTATAGCAACCCTTGGAATAGATAAATATCCTAATGCTGCAGGTATAGCAAAATGTTCAGGTATGGATGCTACCGAATGGCTCGAATATACAAAAAACAATCCTGCAGGGATGGTATCTGACATGATAGGGTATTATAGCAATGACGATGTATTTGGCTCTAATGCTTATGAACATTATTATAATGTACCTCAAATCAGGAAACGTCTGAACCGTGCGCTTGCATGAATATTCCCGGTATTGTTTTATTGCATTACCGGGGACTATGTTTAACTAAATTATCGGAATTATGACAAAATCATTGACAGCTCAGGATTGGGAAAGAATTACAAAAGTTATGTATTCACAAATGAATCATCGTCCCGATCATAAGAAAATAGTAAGAAGAATATGCAAGAATGAAGCCGTAGCCACAAAAATCGAGATAGACGGTCCGGGAAGTTGTGCGGTGTATGTACAGCTTCCTGACGGTTGGTGGGGCGAATGGATTGACGTATGGGTGAAAGATAATGACGTTCAGGTAGATTGGAATGACATGTACATGGATGACATCAAAAAAGATTCAGGTGTATTCGACATTGTCACATCGCAGGCTGTAAGCTATGCAATCAGTCAGGGTGTGATAATTGAAACAGAGGACGGCTACAAAGCTTCATAGTATTAGCCGGTACGGTGTTGTAACTGTATCGGCTGCGATGTCTAACTATAAAACAAAGGAATTATGGAAAAATCAAAATTACTGAAAGCACGTGTATATGTAGGCACATACAAGGAATATAACAACGGTTCTCTGTTTGGCGAATGGATGAATCTTGCAGACTATAAATCAAAAGAAGAGTATCTTGATGCCTGCAAGGATTTACATAGCGAAGAAGAAGAGCCGGAGTTTATGTATCAGGACTACTCAAACATACCAGATGGTATGATAAGCGAAAGCTATATAAATCCTCTTTTGTTCGGAATCATTCAGTGTGCAAAAGATATGGATGACACAGAGACAGAAGCATTCTTTACGTTTCTCGATATGAACTTTGTCGATTACTCCTACATGAAAGACGGTGAAGAGCTCGTAGAAAAGTTCAGAGATAAATACGCAGGGCAATTTGATTCTGAAGAAGCGTTTGCCACCTATATGGCGGAAATGAAATGGCCTGAAGAACTTCAAACTGAGTTTGGTCAGTATTTCGACTACGAAGCATATTCCAGGACATTGCTTACCAGCGGATACCGCCATCAGGGTGATTTCTACTTCTGTGTAGCTTAAACATTCCGGCAGGTTTTTGAGAATCTGCCGGTAGCTATTGTCTAACTTAAAATTTATAGAATTATGATGACATTAGAAGATTTTAAAAAGGCAAACATGTGTTGGAATGGTAACGGATATTACACTACCGAAAAAGAATGGAACAGCAACTATCAGATAGCAAATGATGTGGAAAAAGAGTTTTTTACACACTATGATAAATCACTTATGCAGCCGCAGAAAGGAGATATGATAGAGTTTGTAAATTACAATAGCTTTTACAATCATGCGCTGGTTGAGAGTGTAGATAAATTCGGATTGATGTATGTATGTGAAAGCGGAAGCTCATGGACAAACGGTAAATCATTCTCAACTTCAGGTGGCGCATTTACTCATATTCATTCTTCAAACTTTGAGTTTGTTGGATATGAAGACCGCGTATTCTGGACCTGGGGTTGTTATGGAGCAGGAGCCCAACAAGGTATTTACTTCACTATAAAAGTGAAAAAGTTCCGCCAAAAAGAAATGAAGCTTGTGCCTATGCACGAAATATATTTCAACAGTCCGCACTACATGAGAGAAAGACATTCAAAGGTAGTAATTATGCAGGATTTCATGTACATATTTAAAGAGTTCTATACTATCAAGGCATTTAAAGAATGGGCTGGATATGTAGGACTTACTTACAGAAAAGATGATTCCGGTCAGTATTATGCAAATCAGTTTCTAAAGAGCGCATATTTCTGGAAACTTGAAGAACTTCCTGAAGGATGCAAGCCGTTGGAAGACAGGAGCAACGGCAGCAAGGTAAGATGTTTCGCTCATAACGACGGGGAAACACTCACTATCTATCGCCCGAATCCAAATGCAAAAGACGTTTACATTCCCATGAGTTAACCGAATGCCGGACGGAGAGTGATACTCCTCCGGCTGCTATTGTCTAACTTTTAAAAATTTGAATTATGGGAAAAGATTTTAAATACAATGGATATACATTTCGTCCATTAGGTGATAAAAACATGTCTTTCGAGGCAGCTTGCAGAAGAATTAGTTCTGACAGGGAATTAGGTATGAGTACCTACGAATGGAGTAAAGGAGAAAAATACAATTACGAAGCTTTCTATAAAGCATCAGGAAATAGTCAGTCAGATTTATTCTTATGCTTAGAAAACGGTAAGGTATATATACCTGGTAATAATGAATTATTTCTTTTTAAAAATTAAAACCTATAGTCATGTATATATCAGAATTAAACAGAGAGCAGTTGATAGAACTCAAGCAGAGTTATCTGATACAACAAAATGAAGAAACGGGAGAAGGCACTTCTTATGATGAACTTGCCAGAGCAGATAGTATTATTTCTGACAAAGTAATACAAGAGGTATATTCAGGCATTAATTTCACGGAAGATGATTTTCCCAGCTAAGAAAATCCGGATGGAGAGTGATACTCCCTCCGGATACATAGTCTAACTTAAAATAAAGAATTATGGGAAATCAAAAATCAGGTCTATTAGTAGTTGTATTTGATAATGATGGGAAAGGTGGCATTTCAGAATGGTTTGAATACTCACGAGAAAAACCTGACGAAGTTATAAATCTTCTCAAGTATATGCGTAAGAAATATAACGCATATTGGTGGGGAGAATATAAAATGTATCGAAGAAGTAGGAATATAACCCTTTCTCAATCAGGACATGTAAATGCTGATTATGAAGGTAAGTTCAGAAAAATAAGACCTCGTAAATGAAATTAGCTACTAACCGGTCTAAGTCTGCGATCTTAGCCCGGTACTATCGTCTAACTTTTAAAACAATGGAATTATGAAAAGAGTATCATTAGAAAACATGATGAAAGAAGTGTTCAACAACGGTAAAGTTATTAAAACCGAGACAAAAGATACCATTTATGGTAATGAATGTATGACCACCATACAATACGGAACATTCAAATGCAAACTTCCGGTAAGTGGAATAGCCGCTACATTGAAATATGCAAAAAGTATGAGCCGTAAACCCACAGAAAAATTCCCGGTACCTGCCAGCCAAAACATACTCGCATTTCTATATAAATTTAAGAAGGTAATACCTTACTACATTGAAATGGTAAATTCAGGAAAAGGTAGGCAATGGTTTGAAAACAGAATGTACATCAATTTCCCGGAAGAAGCCAAAGAAATCATGAAAAGTGCAGTTTTCAGTACAGAGTCCGACCGTAAATACGCTCTTTCAACCATGCCAAAAGCTTGGGAAGCATATAAAGTGATTCCAAAAGCAAAAAAATCATTAAGATTGGCTGTATAATAAAAGCATAACCGGAATAGAAAGTGATTTCTTTCTGGTTGCATTGTCTAACTAAAATTTTGGAATTATGAAAGTAGAAAAGAATTTAATCGAGAAAGTAGCTAATGGTGAAACAATACTTAAAGGTGAAGCTGTAAGAATAGCAAATTATATTATAGAAAAGGGTCTGCAAAGCAAATTTAATCAGTTCGCTTTCTATTATCATGGGAATGGAAACGAGATATATGACATTCAAGACTGCTTGCTGGATTTCAAGTCACATGGGACAGAAATAGTAATAAATGGAGTTCCAGATAGAATAAATCCATCAGGTAAACTTATTGTAAAGTCCATGACTATAGAGAATTGTCTGAAAAAGCTATTCAATACAATGACAGATTACATGCAGTTTATTGATATGCTAAACGGAAAAGAGTTTTGCATAAAACATTATCGCAAACGATATCGAATATCTTATACAGCACTTCATTACTGCTTTGCAAAAGGTCGTATCACCGAAAAACAATGTCTTGAAATGATGCGCATCTAACCTACTTCCGGATTCAGGTTTGCATCCTGGTCCGGTGCTATTGTAGAACTATAAAATAAATGAATTATGAATAGAGAAATAAAATTCAGAGGAAAGAATAAAATCGGATGGATAAAAGGTGTCCTATCTTATCAGAATATCAAGAATGAGATAGTTCCATGTATTTATGATGGTTATATGTATTGTGTTGTAAATCAAAATACTATATGCCAGTTTATAGGCTTATGTGACAAGAAAAGTAAAGAAGCCTATTTTAATGATATAGTAAAATTTACCCCTAAAGTTTTAAATTGTTTTGGTTCTGAATATATTGATGCAAACTATGAACTTCTTGCTGTAATAGAGGCAAACGAATACAATCATTCCGTTCTTCGTATTCTTCATAATAAAGGGCAGTTTAAGAAAAACGAAGTTTATCATATTGAAGGTTTGCTTAATGGAGAGATTGTCGGTAATATATACGATAACAAAGAATTATTAGAAACTAATTTAAGAGATTAATTATGAGTAAGACACATTTCAACAAGAACAATACAGTAAGCATATTAGGGCTCACAAAAGACGAGTATAATGCGTTACGCAGTGTTATGTATTCATCTAAAAGATGTTTTGACGAACCGGACGAAGATCAAGGTTATTATAGTAACGATGACTTCGTTTGTCTTCTGTCAAAAGAAGAAAAAGAAGCATTAGATAATTTGGAAATATAATTCCATCGGTCACGCTGTGAAGTGTTAGTTTTTAAGTTAGTAAATCAGCCGTAGGAAAAGTGATTTTCCTTCGGCTACTTGTGAAAAATAACTATATTTACAACGTCAAACTTTTAGAATTATGGGAAATACATTTAAGCCATTCTCTTTTTATGGAGAAATAGACAGTGATACACTTGAAAAGTATCACACCAGGCATTATGCAAAGCAAAGAAAATTCACGGAGAAGTAAAAGACATATCATGCGATTCTCTTACTCTTGATATCATGGTAGGAGAGGAGTTTAAGAAATACGATTTAGGTATGTACGACGATAAAGTAGCCATGCAATCGGAAACCGGAGAAGTAATTGTCGTATGTGACACTATCAAATAATTCCATAGGTTAGTTTTAAGTTAGAACAAGTCCGGCGGAGGTGATACTCTTTCGGACTACAAATGTTTAATCAAATCGTGAGGCACACGGAAAAAACTGTATAGAGTCATGAAAGCTAGTTTTGAGGATGTAGTAAAAGCAACAGGAAAGAATTTTGAATGTGAACAGTCCATAAGCGGATACTACCGTCTTGTATGTGATGGGAAAATAATTTTAGATGACAGCGCTTGTGAAGATGTAAACGGAACTGAACAGGAAGCGAAAGATTTCTTTGCGGAATACCTGCTTGAATATGAAGTTCCGGAAGATAAGAAAGAATACCGTTGCGGATTATGTTTTCTGAAATGATAATAATCATAATTTCCTGCCGCTGCGAAGCGGAATTTTAAGTTAGTTCAAAGGCCGACGGAGAGTGATACCCCGCCGGCCAGCAATTTTCTAATCTAAAACGTGAGGCACACGGAAAAAACTGTATAGAATTATGTTTGAAGATAAAAAGCTTAAAGTGATTGTTTCCAAATGGGATAACAACGAAATGTATATCATTGATGCCGATGATGTAAAAAAAGTAAATCTGCATGACTGCTATGATCAATACGGACAGCAACTTGACGCAGAAGCAGCCGGAGACTATTCACTGAAGAACTGCTATTGTGACAGCATGGAAAATGAAATGAAAGCGAAAGGGGTTGAAATATTTGGAGAGTCATTCTCTGATATGGAATACGATAAGAACGACCTTACCATTGACAATGCAGAAGAGATAGGACTTAAAGAAAAAGAGAAAGAAATCAACGATTTCATCAGTAAATTTGAGGAGGACGAAGCCAACTACATAGAATGTGAAGCTATTCAATATTGGGACGGACACAACAATCGTTCTGCTATTATCGGTGGTGAAGAAGTAGGTGCAGAATATGAATATAAAGATAGTGAACTTGAAAAGGAAATACTGAATGAGTTCTATACATTAGAAAGACCAGAATACAAACGAGGTATTGCCGAAGTAAAAGGAGAAAAATATTATTTTAGATTCTCTCAGTACGAAAATAAAAACTTCTGTATATGTGAAGTTTCTGAAAGAAGTCTGTTTGATGACGAAGAATAAAAAAAGGCTACCGCATAGTAGCCTTTAAAATCCTTCTGGTACGATTAAAATAGTAAGCTTACTTTTTAGAATCTACAAATAGTAGAAATTGTTTCAATCCCATTGAAGGACAATGCAAATGTATAAAACATTATTCTAAAAAGCAAAAATTTACACATAAAGTAATTCATAATTCCTTACCGCTGTGAAGCGAAGTTTTAAGTTAGATCAAAGGCCGACGGAGAGTAATACCCCGCCGGCCTTCTTCATTTTTAAATTATAAACGTATGAATAAGAAAAGAAGAAAAGAAATCGAAGACGTAAGAAAGTCGTTGAGAAAAGTATATGAAGAACTTGAAGAACTCAAAGACGAAGAACAAGAAGCCTTTGATAACCTCCCTGAGTCTTTCCAGGAATCCGAAAAAGGAGAGCGTATGCAAGAGTACATAGAATATATGGAAGAAGCCCTTTCAAGCATTGAAGAATCAATTGAAAGTTTAAACGAAATAGAGTAAAATTATGGACGGAACAACAATTTTCTCAGTTATCTGCGTCCTGCTTTTCGCAGGCTATCTGGTGGTAAGATACCGCCGCTACAACATTCATCGTGCACTGAATCTGCCGAAAAATCCTCCGCGTTACCCGGACAGTGCCATTAAATCGGCCAAGGAAATAGGTAAATTCCTGTTCACCCGTGCGGAGATTTGCGGAGTTCACTTCATGACGGCCGACAAAGATACGGGCGTTTCCTACGAAGCTATCCGCGACATCTCTCGGGGGAAAGACACGCACATAGTGAACTTCCTGCGCATGGCTCACTTTCTGGGATGTGAAGTGGTGATACGGCAAATAGGTACGACCGACACCGAAGACCCGGCAACCACTCCGCAAGTGTATGAAGAAATGATTGCCAACATTGAAGAGGAAAACAGAAGATAAAAAACAAACACTTCAATTAATTGATATTCAGCACCGGTTCAGGCGTGAATCGGTGGTTTTTTGAATTTTATATACAATTTTAATGCGATTCTTGCTTAAAATTGTTACATTTACCATGCGAAAGAAAAACAATGAATTAACCATAAAAGCAGGGCAAATGATCTACACTAACCAACGACGCAGGGAGCTTAACAAAGCTCTGTTTTCTAAACTGCAAAATCCCCTTATTACTACGCTCGCCGAGGAAGGCGACTCACACATTTTTCTTGAACATCTGCCAAAGGATGCCGAGGAAATTCCCACAGACGACTGTCTGATGCGTAATGTGCCGCGAGGTGTGCTGCCGTGGAACCAGGTGATGCCGGTATTCATTCCTGCTATGTACAACGGGAAGAAAGCATATCTGGTGAACTACGTGAACAATTCACAGAAGAGCATCCAGACGGCGCTCGAAAAACTGAACAACTGCGGAATGTATTACATTCCCGGCATGACGCTGGAGAAAGGAGTGGATTATGAATGAATTTAAGAAGATGGCCATGCAGGGATGCCTTATCCTGATTGGCCTGGTTCTGGTAGTAGGATTCTGCCTGTATGGAATCATTTGTCTTGTAAAACAATTTATCTGAAAACGGCATGGAAGAAAAAAGATATTACTACAAGGTGTCGCTATCGAACACGCATCGCGGACGCTGCATTCAGGAACTGATTGAGAAAGGGAATAGAGCGGTGGAAGCGGCCAACGAACTGGCAGCCAGTCTGGGTGCTGAATCGCGGACGGATCGTCCGGGACGGCTGTTCCCGGGAGTAGGAATCGGAAGCCTGAAGTTCCATAGAGTTCCCAACCTTTTTGCCTACCAGTTTATCGGTAAGGGAGAATATATACCGAATATGCAGAATGAGAAAGGGCAGGAGATAGCACGTAAAATCATGGACCTGCCTGACGTGACCTCCGACGATTTCCGGGTAGCGTTTGGCATTCCCATAAACCGCCAGCACACTCCTCAGTGGTTTATCTACAACGGAAAGGCGTACCTGTGCAGCCGCTATCCGCTGGGCGAGGAATACGAAACCATCCTCCAGCAGGAGTTTGAATCAAAACGGAAGAAAGTATGAGCTACCAGGTGAATCTTTTCCGCAAGCCTCCGGTAATTGGTGAAGTAGTTTCGCGTGTGGAATACCGCGAGATACTTCTAGCACGCATGGCTGCCGGCGACCTATATGCGTCGGAAACGCTAGCCATGGTGAGAAAGGCCGACATGGCGCTGGATGTGCTTCGTGAAAAACCTATATACAAAAGAAATAATGAATCCGTTTGATATTTTTCTGGTTGCTATATTAAGTGTAGCTTTTGGATGGAGTATCCTTTTTGCAATAGGAATAACTGTTTCTGCATTTAAAGAACTACTGAAAATAATAAAACAAATGATGGAGGATTGACATGGGATGTTTTATTTGCGCAAAATGCGGGTGTGTGGACAACACCGCCACTTCGGAATACTGGAGCATTGTGACAAGACTTGCGCCAGATGCAGAATGGGATGAAAGTCTTCTTCCGTACAAATGGAAACCGCTTTGTTCGGAATGCTGTAAAATAGAGTTTGACGAAACAGGCAATCACGCCAGATATGTGCTAGGAAAATGGCACGGAAGATTTCAGAAAGAAAAAGCTACGGAAGACCAGAAACGTCGTGTGGGTAAAGACGGACTGATTCAACATAAATGAAAGATTATGGGAGAGAAGAAATTCAAGCATGTAATGATAGATACGGAAACACTGGGAAGGACACCTGGAAGCGTGGTCCGTTCGGTGGCTGCCGTAGAGTTTGACCCGCAAACGGGTGAAACCGGGCGACAGAAGGTGTGGAAAATTGACCTTGCAGACTCCATCCGCTATGGGTTTAAGGTAGAAGCATCTACACTGAAATGGTGGATGATGCAGTCGGACGAAGCACGGCGCGATTTTGTGGAAAGTGAGGAAACACCGCTAGTGGATTTCCTACAAGACTTTGATGATTTTCTAAGTTGCATAAATGATGAAAATGATTTTACTCTGTGGTGTCTTCAGCTGGATTTCGACGTGGCTATGCTTCGTACCATGTATTCATGGTATAACCTGAACGTGCACGGATGCGACGAAGAAGTGCTTCCGTGGAACTTCCGGAAAGTGCGCGATGTACGTCCATATATGGATGCTCTGGATAGTGCAGGTCTTCTTCCTCCGAAGGTGGCGGACAGACACACTCCGCTGGCCGACTGCCTGGCTCAAATAAACTATGTGTATCTGGTTGAAAAGAATAATCTTGTAGTAAGATAGTGGTATGCCAATAAGCGAAACATATAACATGGACTGCATGGAATACATGCGCTCCATACCCGACAAGTTTTTTGAACTGGCCATCGTGGACCCTCCATACGGATTAGACAAAAAAAGTACCCATGGAAGAGGTAAACTTAAAAACAGGTGTCTAAACAGGGGAAATATCCAGCGATGGGACATCCGTCCTACAAAGGAATACTTTGATGAATTGTTTCGCGTAAGCCAGAATCAGATTATTTGGGGAGGTAATTACTTTCCTCTTCCTCCAACAAGATGTTTTGTATGTTGGGACAAAAAACAAGTTTGGGAAAACTTCTCTCAATGCGAATTTGCATGGACATCGTTTAATAAACCAGCAAAGCATATAAGCATATCAAATAAGGGAGGTAAAGCAGACAAGGGTAAATTTCATCCCACGCAAAAGCCAATCGACCTGTATGCTTATCTTTTACGTACTTTTGCTAAGCCAGGTGATAAGATTCTGGACACTCACCTTGGAAGCGGAAGTAGCAGAATAGCTGCTTACAAAATGGGATTTGATTTCTATGCCACAGAAATAGACAAAGATTATTTCGATGCGCAAGAAAATAGATTCCGTGAGGAGTGCATGAATGAGATTAATACCGCAAACGGTAAACTAATACAAGGAGATTTATTTAAGCCATGAACGTCACCACCGACACAATAAACCACATATACCAGTATGCCACCTACCGCACAAACGAGCGTTGCGGAGAAACCGTAACCGTTCCGGGACTTACGGAAGGTGCGCATACCTTTTGCCGTAGCCGGCTGGAAGAAAAATATATGTTTGTGCTTTCGGCTGTGAAGGGACTTCCTCGCGTGATGCGTTACAGCAATCGTCCGGAAGGCGCTCCATGGATTCTGGCACGCGGTAACGGAAGCCGATACGAAGGGGCCACGCTCGATTCAGCCGAGCGCCTGCTGGTGATGGCCGTCGCGCTCGGTATTGTGCGTGTGATGAAACCATCCTGCGACTCGTGCGATGTGCCGAATGTGGTGATTGACGACGAACGACTGCGGAAAATGGAAATGCTGCATCCCAAACATTCCAGACGTTTTTCATTATTGAACTGGTAAACCTTACTCTATGCTCACACTCGCCAACCGGACCTACGTTCTATGCTTCGAACAGTCGTACACAGCAGCTGCACTCATGGAGTGGATTGAAGCAGGTAAAGAGCCCGAAATATCTATCCGGAATGCCAAAAAAGGAGTAGAACGAAGCGTCGTTTTTACCATAAAAGACAAAGATGGCATTTATCTATCACTTATTCAGCGTATTGCATCTGTTACATCAGCAAGAATCCATATAAAATCGGAGGTTTTATGAAATTTAGCAACAATTTTAATGCGATTTCGGTTGAAAATTGTTACATTTGCCATGTCATACAATGACATGTTGGGTGATAAAAGGTATTTGTAAATTCAGGGTTCCGCATCCGTGCGGAGCCCTTTGTAAAACCTGAAATACATGGCAAAGAAAAACATAAAATGCTATAACTCCGGTAAAATAGGCGGTCTTTCCTACCTGTATGCATACAAGAACTTTGAGAATGCAGATCAGGAGATTTCCGCGATGGGTTTCACTCCCGTAAATCCTATCATTCTCGGACTGAAACCATCGCGCCCGTACTGGATGCACATGGTGTGGGACATTCTGCTGCTTTCCCGTTGCGGTCACATCTACCTGCAGCAGAACTGGAAGTCAAGCCGTGGAGCAAGAATCGAGTTCAGGGTGGCGAAATTTCTGGGTATTCAGATATGGTTTCAGGGAAATCCTGGTGAAGAAAAAGTAATTAGTTCTAAATAGCCAAGTTGAATAAAATGGCTCCCGCGTGAAGTGCGTCGGCGCACGTTTTCCATAATGTTTAGTTTAAAAGTTTTGACAAATTCACATTTCAGGGGTTCGACTCCCCCGCGCGGGACTAAATCTTAAAAGAAATGACACTAGATGAAAAAATAGAATACTCCATTAACCTTCTTCGCAAAAGTGAAGAGATGGCACTGAGAATGGACCCTGAGAACGGATTTTATCTGGCGTTTTCTGGTGGGAAAGACTCTCTGGTCCTCTATCACCTTGCCGTACAGGGGGGGGTAAAATTCAAGGCTCACATGAACCTTACAAGCGTGGACCCACCTGAAGTTATACGTTTCGCAAAAAAGAACTATCCCGATGTGGAACTGATAAAACCAAAAATGAGCATATATGATATGGCAAAGAAGAAAGGATGTCTTCCGACCCGGCTTGTGAGATGGTGCTGCGAAGAGTTTAAGGAAATGTCAGGCGCAGGGAAAGTTACCCTGATTGGAATACGCAAATCGGAGAGTACGAACCGGAAGAAAAGAAATGAAATTGAAACGGGAGACCGTAAATTCTCCGGAACATTTGATCAGTGGAGTGAACATCAGGAAAAGATGGTGACATGCGTCGGAGGAAAAGACAAAATTCTGGTTTCTCCTATCCTTTACTGGACTGAAAAGGATGTATGGGACTACTTGAAACGAATGCACATTCAATATTGCTCGTTGTATGACAAGGGGTATAAACGGATAGGATGTATCATGTGTCCCATGTCGAACTACAAACAGAATGTGCGAGAAATGAAAGATTTCCCGCACGTAGGTAAAAACTGGAGGAAAACAATTGAATGGTTGATCGAAAACAAATGGAAGGACAAACCGCTTTTGCAAGATCCTGATATGGCCCTGAAATGGTGGATAAGCAAGAAGTCTTTCAAAGAATTTTATGCAGACGAAGTGATGCAACAGAAATTAGAGTTTAAAGATTAAAAGAAACGATATGATTAACAAATGTACATTCATCGGTAATCTGGGGAAAGACCCCGATTATAAAGTGCTGGAAAGCGGGCATAAGGTAGCAAGTTTCTCCATCGCCTGCAGCCGTAAAGTGAAAAACAAGGAAAATGGAGAGACAAAGGAATATACGGAATGGATTCCCATTGTGGCCTGGGACAATCTGGCCGAAATAATCAGCCAGCTTGCCCGCAAAGGTTCGCAGGTGTATGTGGAAGGAGAGTTCCGCACACGAAGCTACGAGGCAGAAGGAACCGGAGAAAAACGCTATGTGTCCGAAATATGGGCACGCGATTTTCGTCTGCTAGGGCGGAAGGCAGAATCATCGTCTGCTCCGCTTCCTACTTCGCCCGACGATTTCGGCAGCCAGCCTGCACCGGCTTCTGTTCCTTCACCCGCTCAGCCGGCACAAGCGGCCCCACAGCAGCCTACGCAGGGAACGCTTAATATGACTGACGAAAAGGATGATCTTCCTTTTTAATACGAACAGATTAATCATTTAGCGATATGAACGAATTTACAAACCCGGCAGGGAATCTGGGAAACAATCCTTTCTTGCAGGCTCCCTCCACCATTTTACCCATGAAGGGGAAAAGCTCTGAAACAGGGCTTGCGGCTTCTATCAGCCGTCCGAAATCCATGATTCCCGTCACACGAAACCGGTTTGACCGATACACTGCACAGCAGCGAATGGCCAGTGCCGACATTTTGAACGCCCACCTGCTCATGGTGGAAATCATGATGACCAATATCACTCAGAAATACATCTACGAAGTGGTTTCCTGCCTGAAGGAACGCGGACTGATGCGCCACAACATGAAGCGCAGGGCCAACGAACTGGTAAATCTGTCTAGTGACCTTATGAAGCGATGCAATGCGCACGATGCCATGCAGGTGCGTACCTTTACAGAAACCATCCACCCCGGGCTGTCCGGAAGTTTTATTAGGGGGGGCGGCACACTGACACAGAAGCTTCAGAACATCTTCTGGAAGACCTACGGAGAAAAAATAAACCTCATTTATTTTGCGACCAAGAATGCGCTCGACAAGTGCAACGTGCGCCAGAGCGACCTTGTATCGAACATGGAGATGGTGGCCATGATGTGTACCACTGGAATCGAGTTCTACGACTGCATGTGCCGGAAGGTGGACGGACTGCTCAACGGAGTAGGGAAGGTGAACCGGCAGAAAAGCCAGCACAACGAAAAGATGATGGCTGCGGTGAAAGATATGCTGCGTGAGATGGTGGGAAACATTGAAATACCCGATAAGGAGGGAACGGATGTGCGCACCTTGACTGCACAGTTCCAGATGGAGCTGGTGAAAGACGACCTGCTGAAACTGGTGGAGAGCGGAATCGTTTCGCTACAGGTAGAGTTTATAGAATACGTCATCGCCAGTCTGCGCATGAAGATGGCCGGAGAAAAGCTCTGCTTTCAGGACTACCGCACACTGATGGCACGCATGGGAACTAAGAACAACGTGCGTATGCTGCTGAATGAAATCGCTTCGCTCCCTCTTCCTGAATCGGAAGAATATGAGGTGTACGATGTCATGGAAATGCTGCCCGATGCAAAGGCAGAAGGCGAAAGCGTGATTGACAAGTTCCGTCACCTCTGTCTGGAAGACCATATCCGCACAGTACCTGAAACAAACGAATCCATTACTCTCAGAAAGCTTCGTCAGGAAGTCTACCGCAATCACGGCACACTGAGTATGCTTACCCTACGCTATCTGTACAACGTGTTTGGCACAAAGAAGGCTATGGCAGAATACATAGCGCGTGCGGATGCCGACGTAATGGCGCGTACACTCCGTATGCTGAAAACGGTCAAAGTGAGTCAGCTTGCACTGAAAGACGGATGCCACTACGAACTCAACCTCGGTCAGGGCGTGCGTGCCATGTATGAGATGCACGGTTATACCCGCGAAAAGTTTGCGTCCATGACCGGTGTAGGTATCAACCGATTGCTGGAACTGGAGGCCATGGGCGACATTGCACGCTATCCCAATGCAGAGAAAGCCGTCGGTCCGTTGGTAATGGACGTGGGTAAGATGCTGGGTGCAGACCCCCGTTACGTGCTGTTTGCTTCTTTACGTGAGACAAAAGAGAAAGGCACACTCCCGGAGGTTTATAAACGCCTTTTCCGCGAAATGGAGAAAGTATATAACGATAACAACGATAAATCAGAAGAAGATGGAAAAGAAGAAAAAAAGGAATAAAAAACAAATAAATCCGCTTAAAATAAATAAAAGTATACTATGCGATTTCCTTGATATGGAATCGGGTGCGGGAAATATGATGGAGCTATTCGGAGGTTTCTGGCCATTAATTGAGAAAAAAGAACAGGATATTTTAAACATCCGAGATAGAACTAAAGTTCCACAGCTTGATTTCAGAAAGATCATAAGCAAAGAACAGCCATCAGGAACTAAAATAGCAACATATATGGAAGGTAAAATTAACGTATCAAAATTCAGTGTCGGGCAGGTAGTAAAGCTGAAAGACTGCGACTCGCTTAAATTGGCAAATGAGACCCTGACGTATCAGATGGGGGAATTTGATTTAAAACATATCTCAAATGCTCAGGTTGCAATCTACAAAGTGCTTGGAACAAGACAAATTCGTAAAGATGGTGAACCTGTATTCTGGTATGAGGTAGGTCAGTGGGGTCGGAACATAGTCGACGTTCCGGAAGATTTTTTGGAAGAACTGCCTGAACCGGTAAATATACCTGATGATAACGAAGAAGGAGAGAAACAACCGGAGAATCCTGTAGAAGAAACTATGGATGAAATGGTTGAGAAGTTTGAAGAGGTGCTGCACGAGCTGGTACCTTACGATAAAATGGCAGGTGGAGATCCTAATCTTTATCATATCAGAATAGGAAATTTGTTCAAGCCATGTTTCAAGGATGATATTACCTATTCAGACCGGATAGAAGGCTTGCTTCATATTACAAGCATAGCCCGTGCTGCATATCAACACTATGCGGAAGTTACGCTTTCTATGGCCGAAATCAGTCAAGAACAGCTTTACACTTACCGAAAAAAGAACGCCGACTATGGAAACGCCTTTGAAAAGTCAATGGACGAAGACGGACTCCTGGTAGCCAAAATCCGAATCGGTGACAAAATTCGAAGAATAAATTCCCTGATTAAAAATAATGGTGAAGGGCAGGTGAAGGACGAAAGGCTGGAAGATACTTATCTGGACCTGGCCAACTACTGCGTGATGACAATTATTTGGATCAGGAAACAAAAGTAAAATATGGGAAAAGGTTTTGTTTATCAAGGTCATACAAGTTACCAGAATCCTTTTTGTGGAGTATGGGAATGTTCCGATAATTCATGGGAAATATCTTTTAAAAAAAAGATGGAATCCGATGAAATAAGATTCCCGAAGGAAGTAGTTCACCCTGGTATGCCAAACTTCCTGAAGTTTCTTTATGAAGAATGTAATTCTTTTGAGGAAGATGGTGATATTGGTGCCTCTATGATTAAAATTTACAATCACTCCATATACTTCCTGCTGTTTTTTTACAAAAAATATCATCATGAAAAGATGATTGTAGAAAAAGAGATAGAAGAAAGATGTAAAAGAGAAATATATCAGGCTAATGTTCAGTTTTATCGTATGATTGCTCTACGAGGTACACCGATAGCTGGAATAATTCTGAAATCAAAGATTAAAGAAATATATTTTTTGCTGGATAAAGAAGAAGCAGAATCACAATCAGAAAAAGTGGAAAATGCTTTTCTCGATTTAGCTACTTACGCAATAATGACAATTATTATCTAATTCAATAAAATAACTATGGCAGAAAGTAATATCAGTAGAGACCACATCGCTATGGAAGCGATGAAGGTATTGATGCAGAAAAATGTATCAGAATACAGAATACATGACTTTTAAAAATAAGATTAAAAAATTATTTGGTTTGGAATATAAATCAGTGATAGCATACGACGAGGAATGGTTGGCTAAGATGGCCTATGATTTTGCCGATGCCATGATTGCACAACGCGAAAAAATAATGGAGGACAAATTATGATGCACACATGGTTTGAAGGAAAAATCCGCTACGAAAAGGTAGCGGAAAACGGGATGAACAAGAAAGTGACAGAGCCCTATCTGGTAGACGCACTAAGTTTCACCGAAGCCGAAGCACGGCTTATTGAAGAAGTCACACCGTTTGTTTCGGGAGAGTTCACCGTGACCGACATCAAGCGGGCGAACTACAGCGAGATATTCCCGTCCGACGAGGAAGCTGCCGACAAGTGGTACAAATGCAAACTGTACTTTATCACCATCGACGAGAAAAGCGGTGCGGAGAAGAAGACAGCTACCAACATTCTGGTACAGGCTGCCGATCTTCGCGATGCGGTGAAGAAGCTGGACGAAGGAATGAAAGGAACGATGGCCGATTACGTGATAGCTTCCGTAGCCGAAACCGCCATCATGGACGTATATCCGTATCAGGCCGAAGCTGAAGTACAGCCCGAGTTCGAGGAATACGACTACGAAAAATTGTCTGCGGCCGCCCGTGTATGCCACAACCTAGGAATCAAAGAAAAGGGCGGAAAGAAATGTATCAATACTGCCCCGATAAACGTGCTGAATATTCATTACGGTTACGGAAGCGGTCTGAAACTAATTCAGCAGCTTATCAACAAAGGCGTTCTGAAACGGGAGAAAGACTATATTTCTGTGGTAGACAAACCGCTGGAAGAGTTCGACTGGTACATCAAACAGAAGGAAGGCGATGGAAAAGTGGAATAAGGCACTGGACATTCCGGTAGAGATACTTTTCAAGTACCTCTGCCGGGACTACCGGCGCGAACAGGCACGAACGGCGGAACTGGAGAAGAAGGTGGAAAAGCTTCAGGCAGAGTTGAACTATGAGCGGAATAACACGCCCACGGTGGAGAAATTGCAACGCCGGGTTTCAGCGCTCAAAACAAAGGTGCGCGAGCAGGAAGGAACCATCAAGGTGAGAAACCTTACCATCAAGCGGTTGAAAAGCAGAATAGCAGAATAGTTTATGGGAATACTGAAAAAATTTGAATATACGGAAACAAGCATACAGGAAGGGCTTCGCAGCTTCATGAGCTCACCGAAGTTCTTTCTTCGCAACATGTACGTGTTCGGGTGGGAGAGTGACGTACTGATACTCACGAAATCCGGTTACTGGTACGAGATAGAAATCAAAATTTCGCGTGCCGACTTCCATAACGACCAGAAGCATAAATCGCAGAAGTTTAATTTCATGGCCGACGAAGATACACGTAACAAACCGAACTATTTCTACTATGCTGTGCCGGAAGGAATGATTTCTCCCGACGAAGTACCCTCGTTTGCCGGTCTGATTTACATGCACCGCTCGCGTCCGGAAGTTATCAAGAAAGCGCCAAAGATCCACAAAGAAAAAATCAGAGAAGACGGTCTGGGACTGGCCGACAAATTCTATCACCACATGGTAAAGGCAAAGACAGAATGCGCACGGGCCCGTGAAGAAGTAAGGGATCTTTATAAGCCATACCGGAAAGGCTACAAGATGGGAGTAATGAGTGCTGTAGACGTGGCATTGCAGAAATTCCGCCAGCTTTGCCCGTATCACAAAGAGATAGATCAGGTGAAATTCTTCTGCGAAAAACAGCAGAAGGAGTTCCGTTTCTTCTGCCATGGAGAATGTGGCCTGCTGGATAAGCTTCAGAATGAAATGGAGAAATCGCTTAAAATTGGAGCCTATGTGGAACAGTGATAAAGCATTATTTGACAAACTTCGTGAAAGATTAGGAGGAAAGTATAAGGAAGGTATGCTCACCTATAAGGAAGAGAAACATCCAGAACTTGATGAAGCCGAAGTTTTGAAAGCAATTCATACTATTTCTATTTCCAGTAAACTTCCGGAAGAAAAAAATAAAGGAAGCTATTATAGAGCTTATCAATAAGCAAATATTTTACGAGAGATTTGTTGATGCAATAAACGAGTTTGGGAAGTCTGCAAAACTTTTGCGAGATGCAGCATTTACAGCTTCTGAAGCTGTAATTAGAATGTATCCTCTCAAAAATATTGTGGAAGAATCCCCAACAAGTTACTCTCGTGGAAAGGATAATTGCGGAGAAATGACTTTGAACTCAGATGCTGTGGAACATCTCAGACAACTCATTCTAGTACAAAGTCCCTGCAATGTAAACGGAAGCAATTGGGATAGGATTGAAAGCCAGCATCAGATAGCCAACCGAAACCGACACACCTCACGCCATGTGCCGTTTTATTTCAGTATTGTCGGTCAGAACCGTCACGTACCCCGGAAGAACGGTAAGAAGTACCAGACAAAGTTTAACCGAAATGTGCGTCCGAAGGGTACACACACAAACTTTAAGTTTTACAGATAACCAAACACAATAAGGATGAAGAATAAAATACGAGTCTTTGAAGCATTTGCAGGATATGGTTCACAGTCTATGGCTTTACGCAGACTGGGAATAGACTTTGAGGTTGTTGGAATAAGTGAAATTGACAAGTACGCCATTCAGGCATATATGGCCGTACATGGAGACACTCCAAATTATGGCGACATATCAAAGATAGACTGGAGCAGTGTTCCTGATTTTGATTTTCTGACATACTCATTCCCTTGTACCGACATAAGTACAGCAGGACAGCAGAAAGGACTTGAAGAGGGTAGCGGTACACGAAGCAGTCTGCTATGGGAATGCCGTAAGGCGATAGAGGCAAAGCGTCCGAAGTATCTGCTCATGGAGAACGTGAAGAACCTCGTATCGAAGAAGTTTATCCCGTACCTGAAAGAATGGATCAGATTTCTTGAAGGGCAGGGCTACAGCAATTATACGAAAGTTCTCAATGCAAAGGACTTCGGAGTACCGCAAAACAGGGAACGTGTCTTTATGGTGTCGATATTGGGCGAGGCTTCGTTTCATTTTCCGAAACCTTTCACTCTGGAGAAAAGGCTGAAAGATGTTCTTGAAAAAGATGTGGATGAAAGTTTTTATTTGAGCGAGAAGATTGTAAAGACATTTCTTGCAAGAAACGAGAAGAACAAGGCTAAAGGGAACGGATTTAAGTTTGAGCCTACAATGGGTGATGTGATTGCATCGAGTATTTTGACTAATGCTGGTTCAAGGGATTGCGATAATTACGTTTATGTAGTAGGAAACACAAACCCTTCAGGTCACGGAATGAATGGAAACGTGTTCGATTCAAACGGCTTGTGCCCTACTTTGACAACAAACAAAGGTGAAGGTCCAAGAATTTTGGAATCAGTGCCAACAGGTTTTAGCTCAAAAGAAAAAAAATATGGGAATAAAAGAGTACAATCATTGGTTGATAGTGGAAAAATCAGTGGTCATGAAGTTCAATTTCTTGATGCTTATAATCAAACAGTATCTGATATATGTGGAACAATTAAGACGACTGTGGATTCTTCTTGTTTAAGTTTTATTTCAGAACCTATAAATCAAGCACTAATTATAAAACAAGCAACTAAAAAAGGATATATAGAAATCCCGCCAGGTGGGGTATTCGATGCTTCTTATCCTGAAAGCTTAACGAGAAGAGGTAGGGTACAAGATAACGGCAAAGTTTCTCCTACGTTGACAGCAGGCGGAGAGCCTCCATGTCTTTATGAGGGAATAGAAGCAAAAATCTTTCAATCTCCGCGCGGATTTAATAAAGGTGCAATATTAGATAATTGTTCGGCTATAACGTCAAGCCGATGGCAGGATAATAATTTCGTAGTAGAATCTAAAATTATTCAAGTAGGTAATTTGGCTGATGAGAAAGGTTTTAAGAACCCTCAAAGAGGTAGAGTGTACAACCCGATAGGTATAAGTCCAAATATTAACACCATGTCAGGAGGTAATTTACAACCTAAAATAATTGAATACTTTGCAAATAACCGAATCCGTAAACTCACACCTCGCGAATGCTTCCGCCTTATGGGGGTTTCCGAAAAAGATATTGATAATATTCAGAAGTCAGGAATCAGCAAGACGCAGCAATACAAAATGGCCGGCAACAGCATTGTGGTGGATGTTCTTTATTACATCTTCAAGAAAATGTTTGTCGATAATTCGTGCGAAGATGCGCAATTATCTATTTTTTGATTTCAAATTTTACAAATAAACCAAACCAAAACCCCAAAAAGAAGAAAAATGAAAACAATCAAGACACACACAGGAAAGATTTATGTTGATACAGAAAAGAAGCTGGAATTTCTTACCGTGGGAGACTACGGAAAAGAAAACAATATCAAGGCCGATTTCTTGGGCCTGACCAAAGAAATAAACGGTGTGGCCAACACAGAAGTTGACTTGAGCAAGAAATGGGTGGCAACCATCTCTACGCAGAAAGGATGCCCGATGAAATGTAAGTTCTGCGACGTACCCCGTTTCGGATTCCATGGTAACGCTTCGCTGGAAGAACTGGCCTATCAGATTAGAACCATCATTGAAAATGAATATGTATTCCACACAGAAAGATTCAACGTACATTTCGCCCGGATGGGAGAGCCTACCTGGAATGAAAACGTGCCTTCCTTTACTCTGCAGCTGAAAAGTCTCGTAAAGAGATGCGGACTAATGGCAGACACCGTTCATCCGGTTGTATCGACCATGCTGCCAAGAGCCAACAAACGGCTGAAAGATTTTATTCTTACCTGGTGCGACATCAAGAACGAGTTCTACCACGGAGAAGCCGGACTGCAGTTTTCCATCAATTCTACCGACGAAGCACAGCGAAACGAATTGTTTGACGGAAAGAGCCTTTCGCTTCAGGAAATTTCCGCATTGGCCAAAGAACTTCCTATGCCGAAAGGAAGGAAATACACCCTGAATTTCCCTGTTACGGCACAGACCATTCTTGATGCGAAGGAACTTTCTGCGCTGTTTGACAAAAAGAAGTTTATCGTAAAAATTACGCCGATTCATGAAACCAGCTCGGCCATAGAAAACGGTTTTGAAGTAACCGGATATTCCGATTACAATGTGTACCGCAAGTTCGAGCAGCCGTTACTTGAAGAAGGATGGGATGTCATCGTATTTGTCCCGTCAAAAGAAGAAGACTCCGATAGAATCACCTGCGGAAACGCATTAATCAGTGACAAGGAATGATACGCATATTGGTATTCATGTTTACAGATTTGATATAAACTGAATTATGTTTAATTTGACAAATTTGTCAAATTAAACATTATGACAAAAATATGCCATCGAACAGTCAATATAAAATAGGAAGCAATCACCCGGTAGTTGCGGTAAATCCAGACGGTACAGTTGCCGGATATTTTGACTTTATCAGAGACGCAGCAATAAAATCCGGTGTAAGTCGGCATTCCATTAGTTTCAGTTGTCGGAGAGGAACTGCATGTAAAGGATTCAGATGGTATTATGAAGAAGACTTCAGGAAAATATATGAGGAGCAGAGAATGGATGAACTGAAGTTTACTCCTGATCCTAACCATGAAATAGGAACAGGCCATTTCCGTAAGGGACATAAATTAAACAATGGTTTCCATAAATGGTCAAAAGAACGTCAGGAAAGACGAAGACAGCTTTCGAGAGAAAACTGTTTAAGGCTTATAAACAACCCTGATAGTAATTTTGGCCCACACCGCAAATCACCTCCTGAAATCTGCAAAAAAGTAATTGCATTAGAAACAGGAGAAGTGTATTATTCGGTAGCTGAATGTGCGAGAAAGAACGGAGTTGGACTGTCAGCGTTATTTGCTTCTTTAAGAAGAGGTACCAGGTGCGGAGGGAAAAAATATATGTTTTACTCTGTGTATGAAGAAGTGAACAAAAAACTAAAAGAAAAGGGAGTAATTTAGAAAACTACTTTTACATAAAAACATAAAAGTATGAATGTATGAAAAAGAAATCAAATAAAAACGGTTACGCCAAAGTTTCGTTCTATGCTACAACCGGAACAATCGGTATCAGTTACTGCAAAGAACCTTTCAAATGGTTCAAAGGATGCAAACAGGAAATGATAAAAGATATTTTTGAAAATCCATTAAACTATGTATAAGCCATGTCAGAACAGAAAACCATCAGTCAGGCGGTAAAGGATGAGTTCCTGGACTTGACGCGCTGGGCAAACAACATGATCCGGCAGCTTCAGACCAACTTCGAGACACAGCATGTATGGCCGGGAGGATACCCCGGCCCGTACATCGGGTACCGAAATACACCGGCCGCCAAGCGGAGTACCGGACAGGCTTACCGGCGCATGTATGCCAAGATATTCAACGGTGCCGGAGGTGACACAAAGAAGATTTCCTTCTTCTTCAACTATTACCTGTATTTCGTAGATATGGGTGTCGGTGCCGGACAGCCCATTGAAGATGTGGATAGAGACGAATTTGCCCATTACAAGAAATTGTATAAAAAATGGAAGGAAGAAGGAGACCGTCAGTCACGACCTGTAATCGCCATGGAAGTGCGTTATCAACTAAAGCGACTGCAAGTGCTCGTGTCTTCCTATTATCAGGACTTCATCGAAAACGGCGTACTGGTTTCTTTCCAGGACGAGTTTAAAAGAAGTGATTATAAATTCCGGATGAAATGAAAACGATAATCAGAATATTGTCGAACACGTTCTTGCTGGTAGGTATGTATTTTCTCCAGCAGATAAGAATAGAACTGGCTGTCCTTCTGCTAGGTGTCTTCCTCATGTTCCAAAAAGAATCGGAACTGACTAATCTTCTGGGAGGGATTATCACAGCAGCCATGATAGTCATGCTACTTTATGCTGAATTAGGTAAACTGGGAATATGGCTTTCATTACTGTCTTTTACTTTTATCGGATTTATAATGGCATTTGATAAAGAATTAAGAAAACCAACAAAATTTTAATTATGACAGAATTAAAAGAAATCATCGAAGAATGGGCCACAAAGTACAAGCCCATGCTTCATACGCCCGGAGAAACCGGAAAGAACAAACGGTTTTTCCTTTTCGACAACATTGTAGCTATTCCCTCGTTCATGAGCAAGCTGCCCGACGTGAAATCGCCTTGTGTGGGCTACGAATTTGCCCAGGACGGGACGATTAAAGGCGGTATGGACAAACCTATGCACGTGATTTATTTCCTCGTTAAAACGGATAATATGAAGCCGACCGACAAGCAGCAGTCATACGAAGCCATTCAAGAAGCGAAGATGCACATGCAGAAGTTTCTTGCCTGGCTACGTGAGCAGCAGGAGAAACGGAAGATTTTCCGGAACATAAACCTTGAAACGGAGGAGCTTCACTATTCTACCTACGGCCCTTTCCTGAACAACTGGTATGCAGTTTTTCTTGAACTGACCGATGTACAAAAAGTAGAGCTTTGCGTCGACACGAAGGACTATGTGGAGTGAAAATAAAATCCCGGGACGGTGCTTTCCGTTCCGGGATTTATTCGTTATTTTCTTACTTCATAAAGTAGTTTTACATCTTCGCCATACACTGCATTAAGCGCTTGTTTAAATGGTGCACTCAGCTTTTCGTCAATATAAGTCGCTACGTATGCAGCCGGTACAGATAGTGTCACTTCCTCACCATTAAGCGAAACAAATTCAAGCGACGACAGCCAGGTGCTAAATTCAACCGGACTTACAGAACCTTGAAGAAGTTCCATAAATGCCATCCATCGGCTTTTATCTTCTTCGCTTATTGTTTTATGCTTGACGGTTTTCTTCTCCTCTACCCTATTATCTTCTTTTGTTTCTTTTGCCTCCGGAGTGTGCTGGATAATAAAATTCTTGAGTGAAGTCACCACATAACTTTTCGGATTGTTTACCTTATACCGGTTCATTCGGTCACGAAGTGCCAGCACTTCGGCCCGGAAATCGTTCATCAGTTCGTCAGGAAGCATATCGGTCAGCATACGCACATCTGTTTCCGTCAGTTTATATTCAGAGCGAAGCAAGTCCCAAATATCTGCGGGAAGTTTTTGCTGTCTTCGTTTACGCGACATTTCCTCCCCAAGTTCACTCAGCTTGATTTTAAATAATATCTCGTCAGGGTTTCCTCTCTTCGTTGAACCCTTATATACAGGCTCATAATCAAAAGTAAAGTCCACCTGATTTTCGCTGGCCATACGGTCGAGGTCTTCACGTATCGGGTCCATCACTTCCTTACAAAATTTACTGAATTTCGGGTATCGGTCTTTTTCGTAAGTCTTAGTAACTACCCCGTTCACCTCCACATTTTCCAATGTTATCACTCCCAGGAATTTCTTGAGCTCCACATATTCCACCGATTTCTTTGGGAAGTCTTTCCATCTGGAAAGATAAATATAAATGCTTGGTGTACGTTTGCGTTTGCAGATACGGGCTATTCGGTAAATGTGGTCAAGATAACCTTTCCCGTTACCTAAATCGCACAGTTCTTTCAATACCTTTGCATCCATACGCGCTTCCACGTAGTTCATCCTCCTTTCTTTTTCTTTCGAGCCTGAAACCGGAATCATAGGCATTTCAATCGTAGAAAACAGATGCGCGTATGTACGAATAGGTCTTCCCACTTCATCATATCTGTAAAAAGAACAGTTCATCTTCATAAGATTATCGCATGCCTCACTAAGATACATATAGTCACGAGGACTTACTCCAAGAGAGGAAGCGCTGATTCGGAATGTGAGAATCTGATTGTCGTCCAGCTCATCAGGGAAAAGTGACATTTGTCCGTCTGCACGTCTGTTTTTCAGAAATTCATTGAAGCGGTCTTGCATGGACTTCATGATTTCTATCATAATACTCCGCTGGTAGAGTGAAAAATCTGCCCCTACCATGGCATACAGATAGGGTTGTTTAATAAACTCTACTGAGCTAAGTTCTTTAATCAGTGAGTTGCTTGATTCGGTGGTGCTTTTCTTCCGTCGCATAGGCTATCAGTTTATTTTTCGTATTTCGTAAGTATTCCCATCGGACTGGAATGTACCTACCTTCACGTATTTTTCATCATCAATAAGAGAGAAAACAGATATTCCCAACGCATCGGCCACACTTTCCAGAAATTGCAGGTTAGTACGTGACGGACCGTTTAATTTCTTTGTCAGACTTGAATTGGAAATACCCAGTCTCTTTGCCAGTTCATCCTTGCTTATACCTGACTCTTTTAATCTTTCTTCTAAATAAATCTTCATTGGTTCGTTATTTGGCACAAATATAGATATATTTTCCAAAAACGGAAAATAAAACGACAATATTTTCCAAAAACGGAAAATATTGAATAAAAATAGTTCGGAAAGTTTGCACCTTTAATCTATATATGTTCGGAAATTTTTCCCTATATGACGGAATCTTTACCCATACACACGGAAACTTAGTACATATTGACGGAATGTTTACCCCTAAAAACGGAAAGTTTGCACCTTTATTAGTATAACTATTTGTTTTATAGCAAATTACGCTTTACTATATATCTTATATCATAATATCATTAATAAAAGCAGACCGATATATTTTTTCTTTTATCCCTTATTTAAGAAACTATCGTTTCTTTATATTATAACATATAGATAATTATATAGATTCTGAAAATCATTGATTATTAGGCTTTTAAAAGCATGTAGGTGCAATGATTCCGTCAATATGTGAAAAGATTCCGTCAGTAAGGGAAATTATTTCGTGTAAAGGTGCAAAGATTCCGAACTATATAAAGGTGCAAACTTTCCGAACTTTACAATAAAAATCCATCAAAACCGGAAACGAAACTCCGGACGTGCGTTAATTATGGTATAAACTTAAAACTAAACAACATGAATTTGTCGAAAAGCATTTGCATGGCTGCCATCCTGATTATGGCGGCTTGCAGCAAGGAAAACATCGTCCGTCCGACGGGTATGGAGCAGACGAGTGAGAAAACGTGCAGGGTGTCTTTCCTTCCGGTGTTTATGGAAATCGGACAGGGAGACATCAACCAGTGGAATAATTCACGTGCCGGCACGCTGGCCGAGCTGGCCACTACCCTCTCCTATTGGGATTACATGGACGGCGAGCAGATGCAGGCGGACACCGTTTCGCTTCCTTCTCCCCTTACCCTGAACATGAAGTATGGAGCGCATCATGTGTACTTCCTGGCTCACAGCAGTACCGGAGGAAGTATGGAAGGCATGAAATATACTCCTGAGAAAGTAACAGAGACTTTCTGGCAGGACTTTTCGCTTCAAGTGGACGAGAATATGGCTTCGAGTCAGGAACTGCAAATGAAGCGCGTAGTAAGCCGTGCCATGATTACCGTGAAAGATGCGTTTCCAGCCTCGGTGAAATCGGTACGGATGACGGTAGGCGGTCATCTTCGCACGCTGGATGTGATTACCGGTAACGGTGACGCGGATTCCGCATCCGACTATACGATTACCTGGGAAATAGGCGACGAGTATGCGGGCCGTAGCGGGCTTTATTTCTCCGTGTTTACCTTCACTCCTACCGAGTCGGAAGAATTTGAAGTGACGCTGAAAATAGAGGCTTTGGGAACCGACGGGAAAATGCTTTACGGTGCACAGGCTTCCGGCGTTCCGCTTCTGAGGAACCGGTGCACAAACGCCATCTGCCGTCTGTTCAGTGGAAATACAGGAATCACTTTTTCTGATCCGGACAAATGGAATCCGGCCATCGAGATAGAAATGTGACATCATTCAAAAAGCGAAGGGCAGAGAAGCGTGTGCTTCCCTGCCCTTTCGGTGTATGAATTGTGCGGAATTATTTCCCCACGATGTCTTTGTAGTATTTGTCAATGAACTCCTGCGCGGCTACATTCAGCAGGTCGATGACAAACACCAAGGTATCTTTCTTTTCCTTGTTACGGCCTTTGTTCATGCTTTTCTTAATGTCTTCCAGCTTCTCCAGCATGTCTTCTTCCAGATAGACATTCCGCATGATGCGTCCCTCTTTTTCATCTTTTCTAATTCTTTTTCGTATGCCGTTTATTTTCCGTTCTACTGCGGGTGATTCGCTTTTCACGGATTCTTTATCGGGCGCAGCTTCTTGTTCCGGACGGATGTTTTCCTCTTCCTGGTTATTTGCTTCAACACATGAGTTTTCAGCAGTGAAGGTAGCAGGAGATTCTTCCGTATTTTCTTCTGCCTTTTCCTGAGTCGCAGCACTCTCCTCCCCTGCCTTCTCCGCGTTGGCGCGTGCTTCCTCAATGCCATGCCGCGCATCAAGCATTGTTTCATTCAGGTTGAATCGTTGTTTAGCCATAATCGTGGGTTTTACTGGTTATCTAATCGTGATAGAATCTCTTTTGCCAGCTCCATGTAGTCGGCAGCTCCCGTGCAGTTGGGCGCAAAATCGAACACGTTCATGCGCTGCGCAGGCGATTCGGCCAGCTGAATGTTTGTGCGGATGGTGGTATTGAACACCTTCCCAGGGAAATTCTGATTCATCTGTTCGTATGCCTGACGGTGAAGCGACAGACGTTTGTCGTAGCGTGACATGATATAACCCAGGATTTCAAGTTTCGGATTCACCAGCTTTTTGATTTCCTCGTATTTTGCGGTAATCAGGCCCATTCCGTCCAGGGCAAATACTTCGCAGTTGATAGGAATCAGCAGGTAGTCAGAAGCCACCATTGCATTGATAGAAACCAGTCCGTAGTTCGGAGGGCAGTCAATCAGGATGAAATCATAATGGTCTTCCAGATTGTTCAGCATCATGCGCAGGATGTATTCGCGTCCGGTACGGCTCACCAGTTCCTGTTCGCACTGGTATAAGTTCGGGCGTGAAGGAATAAAGTCGAAGCTTTCTTCGTTTTCATTTTCACAGAACACACATTCCATGATGCTGGCGTTTCCGGACATGGCTTCGTAAAGGGTTTTACCATCCTTTTCCGTGGCCAGACGGAATCCCATCATTTTAGATGCGTTACCCTGTGCGTCGGCATCTATGACCAGCACACGTTTACCAAGAGAATGTAAGGATTTTGCCAGATTGACGGTGGTAGTGGTCTTCCCTACTCCACCCTTGAAGTTGAATGAAGAAATTGTAATTGCCATATCAAATGTTTTTGTTTTATTACACTGCAAAGATAGTCGTTTTTTTTCATTTCCGCCATAAATACAGAAATATTTTTATGCAAAAATGTAAATATTCAAATGCACAAACGCATAAAAGTATTTTTGAATAAAAAAATAAAAGCATTTTTGTGTGGATACATAAAATAATAATAGTATAAATGAATAAAAACATATAAACATAAAAACATAAAAACATAAAAACATAAAAGTATTTTTATATAAACATACTTTTGTGTGAAAATACAAAATGGTGAGGGAAAGATGTTTTAGTACAAAATCATAGAGGTATGAATGTATAAAAGAATAATTGAGTAAAAGTATAAAAACATAAAAATATAAAAGTATGAAAGAATAAAAGTATCTACATTCAAATATACAGATATGCAAAAGAATAGTAATGTTTTAATACAAATGAATGAAAATATAAAAGCATGAAATAATAAAAGAGTAAAAGTATTTTTATATAAAAGCATGTTTGAATAAAAGTGTTTATTATAAATCAGATAATCAATTAGTTTCAAAGTTTGCTTATGTGCGGTAAAAACATTATATTTGCAAAGAATTGAGCATGAAAATGTTCTTTGTTTTATTACACCTGGATGGGGAACAGTGGTTCTTCATCCTTTTTCTTTTTGATATTCAGAGAAAATAGGATATATTTGCATCATCATGAGAAAAATAGTAACCATGTTATTGCACACGGTGGTGTGCACTTTATTCTTTATTTTGACAAAATTAAACTTGCACAAAATCCTATTTTCCTGTGAAGGAAGATGGAAGGATAATCGCAAAAAGTAATGTTGTTTGATACAATCATTATCAGTGTTATGTTTACCGCGCTTCCCTGTGAAGGGAGGTGCGTTTTTTTGTCCTTCATTACCATATTAACCTTGTATATCTTTGTGTCAAAACAAACGAAAGATGAAGAAACCGACCAAACGTCTGCTCTGGACGGAGGCGTACAAGCTGATGAACGCCCGCACTCCGGACGGGAAAAACAAGCCGTTCGACATACGTTTTGTGTGTAAGGATGGAACGATAAGCGAATGTTACAACGTGCAGCGTGCCGTTTCGTACAACCGAGAAAAGGGATACCGTAAACTGGTAATGCCAAACGGAGATTTCCGTTACGTGTACGACGTACTTATTCTGCAGATTAACGACACAAAGATATTGGTTAAGTAGTTATATGGCGACAAACACAAAAAATATAAACCGTAAGAAGTCAAACCCGGGAATAAAGGAGTTCAGAGGAAAAGTGACTTCACTCGTAGACCGTGGATACCAGTATATAGGCATGGCCCGCGTGTCGGAAATCCCGTCTGTATCTTCCTCGGAAATGATGAAAGGTGGAGGGGTCATCGGCGGACTTCCCATTCAGGGCACGTTTGATATTTTCGACAGCCGGCAGTCAAACCCGGTGCCGGTCAGCAATGCCGGGACACCCGGTCTGGGTTACATTCCATGGGGACCTGGCAACATGCTGCCGAATACCATCTACAAGCTGGTTGGAAGTCTTCCATACACGGCGACCGCCATCAAATATATTATCGACCTGACCGTAGGGCTCGGGCCGCAGCTTATGTACCGCTGGTCACGCTATGTAAATGGTACGGTAAAGACTGAGCTGATTCCCTTCAAGGATGCCGGACTGCTGATTCGTAACCGCATCATGGAGATTCAGGCACAGATTGACCAGCAGAAAGCAGAAAGCGGCGAAGAGCAGGGTGGGGGAGACACAATCACCTGGTCGCAGGCCGTGTCCGGAGAGGAACAGAAAGATACCGCACAGGTTGGAACACCGGAATACGAGCTGAAACAGCTTCGTGAAGACTATCGCACCTGGGAAGAGACAGACAAGGAATGGGACAAGTTCTGCGAAAATAACAATCTGGAACTTCACTACCTGAAGTGCATGACAGACGACGCGCACATGGACATTTATTTCCCGACCATCGGGCTAAGCATCGGACGGAAGGACGAAGAGTGGGACCCGAAAATCGTGAAACTGGGAAACATTCCGGCGGTGTGCTGCCGCATGGAGGAAATGGACGAACGGATGCGCATCAACTACGTGTATTATGCGGAGAAGTGGCGAAAGGATGCCACGCCAAAGCTGGAAAGAAAAGATGTGGTGGCCTATCCCACACTGATGCCGGAAAACATGCTTACGGAGCTTCGTCGTCAGGTGGAAAAGAGTAAGAACCGTCCTCCGAAGAAACGTACCACCTGGTTCTGCTGTCCAAGCTATTACCCTTCAATGCTGAAACCTTATTACCCGCAGCCAGCCTGGTGGAGTATCTTTCCGTCGATGACCTACGATTACGCCACGACATTGATTACCGACAAGGCAATGGCCCGACAAAATGCGACCATGTGGGGGAAAATGATTTTCATCAACAACGAATACCTTCGTGCGATGTTCGATGAAATGGGAGCGGATACTACCGAAGCGAAACAAGCTGTACGTGACAGTATCTATAAGAAGGTGAATGAGTTCCTTCAACGCCGCGAGAACAACGGGAAAACTATCTGTCTGGACTCGTTTGTAGGCCCTGACGGGAAGACGATGCAGCATGCGGTGGAAATTGTGGATGTGCCGCAGCTGACAAATTCCAGGGATTTAAAAGAGGAGTTGTCCGAAATCTCAAGCGTGGTGTTCTTTGCCATAGGGGTTCACCCTTCTTTGATTGGAAGCACACCCGGGAATAGCGGAAGCACCGGAGGTACCTACATGCGCGAATTGCAGTTGCTCAAGCAAAACCAGCTTTCTACCCGGCAGCGCATTTATCTGCGGTTCCTGAAGAATATCTATACATTCAATAAATGGGACAAGCATGGAGAAATAGTCATCCGTCAGCAGACATTTACCACGCTCGACCGCAGCGCAACCGGCACAGAAGAGACAGAATCCACGCTATAACATACATTTTTCTTCTTCTTTTTTTTGTTTTATTCACAGAAAAAATCCCGGCAAAACGTCTGATTTGTCGGGATTTTTGTTGATTTTGGCTCAAGTGTTTATTAATAGATTTTTCAGTGGCGTAGTATCGCCACTTCAGTCGAGCTTAATAGTTTTTTTGGTGGCGATACTACGCCACTGAACTCGCGTAACTACGATTTTTCTTCATCTTTGCTTTTTGAATCTTTATTTTCCGGCTGTTTTTCATGGCTTGTGTTCCCTTGAATGGCGTTTAAAAGATTGATAATCAATCTGTGTTCAATCCGCTTTATCATCAGGAACTGGGTGCATGTATTGGTTATCTGTGCAATGATGAAAGAAAGCATCAATATAATAGAGATGAAAAAATTGTACAACAAGTCCCTTGTTTCAGTCCCGTTAAAATATGAAAAAACAGAAAAGGCTATTTGAGCACATACGAAAATAGGGAAAATAAAGTTGATTGCTTTTAAGATTTTATCTTTCATAATCTGTTTGTATTTTTATGTATAAATAAATGTATAAAATTACTGTTCTATTTCCACACGCAGATAGGGCATTCCGCCTGGTAGCATTGGCCATATCTCCGCGTCTGGTGTAAGCATCCGCATCTGTTTTGAAGCGAGTCCAAGCAGGCAAAGCTTTTCTACCTCTGTATGGAATCCTGTCCATAATTCTCCATCTTTTGCGCAAGCAGCTTGCAGGAAAGAAGCTCCTCCACCTTTATCTTTAAAGAAGCCTTCAGGTAATTGCAGCAACATTTCTCTGATTTCCTGCCGGTGCTTTTCGATACGTTCCGTATGGAATCCTACATTTACGTTGGTATTCTGAATAGAACGCACAAAAAAATGAAGTCCTTCTTTCTTACATTCTTCGTATTCTTCGTGGCTGTGAAACATGCAGTCGGCGAAAATTCGGTCTACGTTTTCAGTATTCAGTTCGGTCATGGCTCTGTGATTTTAATGTCGTCAAGGTTATTGAAATTAACGATGATCTTTGTAATAACGTACACATATTCTTCTCTGCTTTCACCTCCCAGATAGGTGGCTGTATTTATTTCGTCAATGTCCGAATGCGGGAAAGCGCTTTTGAAAAGTTCTTTCAGAATATTGAAGTTTTTTTCAGAGGCTGTAAGGTGGTGCCCGTAGTTTGTGACAGACGATACATCGAATCCTTTTTTCTTCAACATTTCCACCTGATTTTTTATTTCCTTTTCGCGACTGGAAGGGAATATACTCCCTCTCAATGTGGCTGTCATTTTGTACCGGTCGAAAATAATATCATCTATATTCCCGGTTCCTTCGTTGTGCCACCATTCACCAAAGGATTCAGTGATAAGTTTCAACCTTTCCCTTGCATCCTCGTTCGATACCTTCATGCCAAGCTGTTTTCTTAGTTCCCGGTTCTCATGGTTGAGTGAGCGTATTTCCTGGATGTATTCATTGTACTTTTTATTCAGGCTGTCTTCATATCCAAGTTCGTTCAGGATGTCTATTGCATTCTTATGAAACAATTCAAGCAATGCTTCTTTTGTACCCTCTTTCAGGCTCCCTTCTTTTAGCATGTAAAGCAATAAAGAGATTCTTTCGTTTATTTTCTTCTGTTTCTCTGTCAGCTTTTCGTAAAGCATTCCGTCCGGATCAAGAACTGGAGTATTATCATCGTTCTTTTTAAAGTTTATTTTTCTTTCTTCCATGGTTTATTCGTTTTAAATGTTTTCGGCCAGCAAGTCTGCTATGTCATCAAGTCTTATCAATTCGCTTTCCTCGCATGAATTTATGCAAAGAATAATGAGTCTGTTTATCTTTACTTTTCTATTCATTACTACATCCAGCTTCGTTTTTCCTCGATTTGCATCGTTTAAATACAAATGCTCATTTACCGCTTCTTTCAGTTCTTCCGATGGGTCCTGTTCCGAAGATTTGGAAAATTGAATCATCAGTCTGACAGCTTCTTCTTCACTTTCTTCCAATTCACGTTTTTCTATGTAGCCATAAGTCCAGCTTTCATCCAGCATAAAGGATTCCAGGTCGGCGTATTCGTCACAGTCGTATTTTGACTGTACTACGTTTACAATATCCAGTGCTTCATGCGCCATATCCCTTTCGCCTGAATCAATATATCTGTCACATTCATGAGCGAAAACGTCTCGTATATATACAAGCTGGTTCTCTGTAAATTCTTTTTTCATGGTTTGTTCGTTTTGTTCTGTATCTAAAATTTCATAGGTTTTATTATCCCCCTGATAGTCATCTAGCGGACACCAGTCTGGGATTTCTATTGGTGCATCAATAATTTTATTTACGTCATTCCGCTTTACCACCCTATTTGTGGGTGAACATAGAATGATATATCCAAAACTAGCGCCTTCCTGGTTGTATTTCCGGTGGAAAACGCATTCTTCGCAATGCGAAACAATTGTGCTGATTTTCTTTTTTTCTGCCATAGGTTCTAGTTATTATATCTCACCATAGGTACTTCACATTGTGAATCACGTAGGTTTTTTTCTTTAAGCCCGTAAATTTCATTCTCTCCGGTGTAGCAATCCAGCGGGCACCATTCCGGGATAAAGTTACTCATATTTATCTTATCTGTGTGATAAATATAATCATCACTAATGATTATTTGTTCTTTTTCTTTGCATACAAGCACTGAACCGGTTGAGCCTTGAGAAGAGTCGTACCTTTTTGAGTGCGGACACTTCAGACAGTCGGTAATGACTGCGCTTATTCTGGGTTTGACTTTATTGTCCATACTACTTATTTTTTGAGAGTATAATAGGTTTGTAGCTCATTCGGGAAAATAGAAAATTCTTTCTTCCCGGCCTCTCCTTTCTTATTCAGTTTTACTACTACCACACGAGGATTACCGAGGTAATGAATCAGCTTTTGCTGGAACCGGTTTACCACTTTAAATGAATCACTGGTTACGTTGTTTATAAGAACGTCTCCCGTGTGAATGATGTTCCCGTTACAGTCTACAAGGAATTTATCGAGATATTCCTGTTCTTTATGCTTGATTCTTTTCTCGTATGGTTGAGAGATCCTGTTCATTTCGTTATATATCTCCAGGAGTTTCATTCTGTATGGAGCGAGCTCGGATTCCATTTCTTGCTTTATGGAAAGAATATCTTCTTCCAGTCTTTTTGCACCTTCTGATTTTGATTCCATAATCTTATTCCGGTAGTGGGTTATCAAATATTTCTTTCATCTTATTCATTGATTCCTGAATACGTTTCTCAAGGTTTTCCGTGTAGTGGTCATCATTTATCGGATTGGGGATAAATGTTGTTTCTACTCCGTAACGACCTATGTCAAGATGGAGAGGGAAAAACGCAACAGTATCTACTGTCGTTCCCAGGATTAAATTGACGGTAATGCTCACGCCTTTAATGTCTTTCACCATCGTAAACCAGACGCTATGATTCTTGCACGTTGCGAGGTTCTTTATCAGTCCTTTCTCTTCCAGTGGTTTCAGGTATTTCGTAATGTATAAATCGGTGTTTACTGACTTCCTATTTAGTTCATCATTAAGGGATTTATTTGCAGCCATCAGTCTTTGATAAATAAACCTCCGTTCTGGTGATCTGAATGTTTCCTCTGCTGACGCATCGGACTTGAAAAATGTAATATGGTCTTCATCGGCCTCTGTTTCGATAATGACTTTCATTGAGTTTTCTCGTGACGGCTCATTCAGTCTGAACATGATGCGGCATCTGCATGGAATAACCCGCAAGTCTGTGATAATTCCTTTCTCTTCCAGCGGTTTCAGGTATTCAGACACATATTTTTCTATTGAATAATCGTTTGCGGTCATAGGCTTATTTCTATTTGATAAATTGTTCTTTTATATACTTTATTCCTTGAAGGATATATTGTTCAATTGTCTCTGTGTAATGCGGGTCATTCTTCGGGTTTAGAAGTCCGGCCATGTACAATGGCCTGTATTTGCAAAATCCAGTAGTGGGATAAAAGAATACGCAGTCTTCATTTTTACCTGGTTTTAAATGCGCGGATATTTCTTTCCCATTTATGTTTTCTACCAGCGTAAACCAAATATCTCTCTCACAGTCTTCATGAACGTCCTTTATAAGACCTTTTTCTTTTAGCGGTTTTAAGTATTTGGTGATATATTCATTTCCTTCCTCAAGAACAACTCGATTGCTCTTTTCATCATACTGCTTCACCCATTTCATTTCACCTTTTAACCGTTCTTTAGCATCTGTAATGAAATAGAGTATATTTTTTAGTTCATCGTATGAAACCTGGTAACTAATCGCAGAAAAGAACAAAGTAAACTTGATTGTGTTTGAGTTGTCTTTTTTGTTTATTTCTGCTTTTATTGGAAGTCCTTTTATTAGTTCATACAATTGGAAACGTATCCTATTCAGATTAGGGTAAATTCGTATTCTGTATATGGTTCCTTTCTCTTCCAGCGGTTTCAGGTATTCAGACACATATTTTTCTATTGAATAATCGTTTGCGGTCATGGTAAATATGTTATTTCAGTAGTTTTTTAATCTTTGCTACGAGTTTTGACCAGGCTTTTTGACAGATTTTGGAAATTCCTTTTTGATTTATTTTTTCGTCATAATTGCCTGTATTAATATTTCTGATAGACTCCCTGTACTGAGGATAGTCAAGCATGTTAAGCAGACGGTTATCGCTGGATATAAATTTCTGTTTGTCCCACATTTCATGCAAGACTTCTTCACTGAATACTCCTTCCCAAAGTAATATATCTTTCAGTGCATCAATGTTTATTTCCTTGACTCCGTACTGGAAACATTTATACTGGAGGTAATTGGTATACATTACGGCGATGGCCGGACGGTCTATAAGTGTACTTATTATAAGTGCTGAAGGATAATCTATCTTGTAAGGAAAATTTTCAGCGACAAGATTTATCATGAAAGAAGTGTAATCAAACTGCGAAGAAAGTTCTTTATGTGCATTCAGGAAATTACCAACAATCTCATGATTCATTTTGAAAATGGAAAGTAGTTTCCTTTGTGTATCATTTATTTCTATTTTTGATTTCCCATCCAGTTCCTCACACCATTTCTGAATGGCGTCTGGACCGAGGTCTTTCTGATGTTTAAATTCCATAGCTATATTGTTTAATGGTTTGTTACTTTATACGTTCCGACTGGTCCGCACATGTTACATGGGCAATCTCAAGGTTTCTGCAGCTCATACATGTGGGTACGGTAGGGGAGTAGACACGTCCGCATTTCGGGCAGATCCATCCGTATTGTGAAGGTGCTGGCGTGTCGAGAGCAGGTTTGTTTTCACTGCGGGCCATTTTAACGGCCTTTATCGCATCGTCCAGAGATACGGTGTAGTATAATTCACCTCCAGTGAATCGGCCCGTTTTCTTTTCGTTAAGGTATTCTTCTGGTATCATGGCTCAATTATTTGTAGTTCATTACCAACTTTCAGTTTGGCTAAGAGTGTATTTACGGCTGCTACCTGATTTGACAATTCATTGAGGTAGATCCTAAATATTTCTTTTATCAGCTTGTCATCCACGTTTATATTGACAGTCTTGGATTTTCCTTTTTTATATCCGAACAATTTTCGTTCTTTGTAGATAATGAACTGATGAAGTTGAATATTTTCCATCTCTTTCATGTTTTGAATGGCTTCATCGAGCATTTTCAGCCTTCTTGTGGCTTCCACTTCATTACCAAGGATTCCCTCTACTTCATCTATCAGTTTCTTTAGATCTTCCGTCATAATTCATTCTGTTTATGATTTGTGGGGTAATCACTCCACTCTCTTATCTCTGCATTGCAGCAGGGGCACAAAATATATAGCAATGTTTTTTCTATTCTTGTAAATGGTAACTTCCCATCACTTCTGGATAGCACGTCCCTTTTATCGAAAGTAAACTCGCACCCGCAGAACTGGCAGGTCGCTATTTTCTTATCGTATTTCCCTTCTTTGATAATTTCAATCATATTGTTACAGGTTACGACAACACCACATACATGGCTGCCAAAAACAGATAATATAATTTGGTTTTACTCATGTTTTTTTAGTTTTGATTAATATCCGTTTTCACATGCTTTGCAGCAAAATTTCTCACGATCACCTGCATCAGAATCTATGATTTCGTATTTACGTCCACACTGCTGGCAGGTATATTCAATCACGTCCGACTGATAGTATTTGCAGGAATCTCCCGCTTTTACTTCCTTCCCGAAATTGGTACATTTCCCGTTGTCATAACTGTTGCATGTTGCGCAGGTGGGGGAGAAGTTTTGGGATTTTTTTAGAAGTTCCGGATTGTCATGGATTTTTCCCCAATATTCAATATCAATACTGTTGAAAATATGCCTGCGAATTTTTGCAGCTTTTTTAGCGTATTGCATAATGTCTTCGATAGGACGGCACATTCTTCGTTGAATATCAAAACCAATTTCTTCGATTCTGTTAAAACAATTCACTTTTATGTAACATAGCCCGATTTCCTCTACTTCTGCAAAGACAAATATGTCGCTTAAAAAGAATGGATTAGGTGTCTCATATATTTTCATATATTCTTTCTTTAAATTTAAAAACAAAAAATGCAATAATAATAATAAGTAGGATAAACCATATCACAGCAAGCGCACTAATCTGTTTTACCTTTCGGAAACGATAAATGTCAGTTCTAACTAAATAGTGCAAATATCCGGATAGAATAAGCCATACGGTAAGCAATATAATCCCAATAATCATGGTTTCGCTTTTAAGTATTCTTTGTTTAGGTGATTATTGTCTATAAGCCATCTAATCATTGAAATAGCGGTATCAAAAGAACCAATGTTCATTTCCTGGTGTTTCATATCATATCCAAGTTCCTCGTATGAAATAAACCAGAAGGAACCGTCACTATTCATTGCAAAATCAGCATTTGGGCGGTTACTTTGAGTAATTGACTTTGGCATAATTTCCAGAAGCCGGTCAAGACTCCACGCAGGAGTAATGTCTCGGTTCATGCGAACAGAGAACCAGTGTTCAGGATCAATACCTTCACATATAGTATGAAGGTGATATTCTCCATATTCAGGTGTCTTACTTTTTTCAAGGTACATATCGGCTGTGCCTGGTTTTAATCCCAGCTCTAACAGCTTCCGTGACTGGTTTATGTTTGTTCCTATTTGTGATTTGAAATCCATATCTTACTCCTCCACTTTTACAAAGATTACATCGGTTTTGTCCTCCCTACTAGCATCACAACATCCTATAAGGGCGTTGCATTGGCTGTAAAATTCACATATATCATCAAGAAAACATCCTTCGCATATTGTTCCCTCTGCTTTTACGCATTTCAGTTTCACAAGCCCGCACTGAAATGTTTCTCCGACCTTAAATTCTTTCTTTGCCATAATCAATCTTCGTCTTTAGGGAACAAACTCTCAATATCTTCATTGGTATAATAGCTTAGCACATCTTCAAAATGGGAAATGCAAATACCGGTATTTTGTGCCACACAGTCTACATAAGTTTCAAAATCTACTTTCAATATGTCATCAAACACCTCCTTGCAATTGGAATAGTCTATCCACACCATAAGACCGTAATTTTCTTGCCATTCATGGGTGTCTACAAGTTCTTGTAGCCTTTTTAATTTCTTGAAATCCATATCCTATTTATTTTCATTGTTCTTTAATCGAATTTGTTCCTGAAGCTGTTCAGCATTCTTTTTCTGAAAGTTCGGACACTGATATACATCTCCAAACGCAATTAGTACCATGACAGGGAATAGCATCCCATGCTGGCAACTTCTTCCAAATGCGTCAGCAAATGTGCAGTCTTCGCACCGCCCGTTTACGTCATACGCTGCCATATTATTTTTCTTTTTTATCGTTTTGTATTTCAGATAATTTATTAATCACTAGGTATGTAAGCATAAATTCTATGAAAAGGATGTCGTAATCCAAACCGGAGAAATAGCTCATTGCCATAACGAAAGCCACAAGACCTACAAAAATTGCAGTAGCAATAAAATACTCTTTCATCATTAATACCTGAATTTACCGAATTGAATTACTGCCATTGGCTTGCTGAAATCATAACACCGGAACCACTCCTTCCAGTCGTCTACCGACAGGCCATCGTTGGCCGCAAGTTCTTTCAGTTCCGGATATTTACCGTCGATGTCAAAGAAATTGAAAGAAGCACATCCGTCGCGATCCAGCTGGAAGGTAAGTTTCTGAATACCTGTTCCTGATTCCGCAGTCAGACAGCCTATTGTTATTTGCCTGCTGAAATACGGACGGCCTTCCCACTGACGGACGGAGATAACCGCTTCACCTTGCTGCACCTCGTGTATGCGTTTTGCCCAAAGTGGAAAGTTGGCCCTGATGGTGTGTCGTTTTTCTCCGGAAAGGAATTTCTCACGGAATCCGGTAGGGTTTCCCGACCGGGGATGTTTGGTCGGGAAAAATTGCGAAAGCATGAGCACGTAAGTCTTTTTCATAACTTTTTTAGATTTCATGTTCATCGTTTTATTACATTTTACCTACCGCAAAAACAACAATTTTAAACCGAAATAGCATCAAAATTGTTTCTAAATTTCATAAAACCTCCGATTTTTCGTTTTTTGTCCTTCAAACTACCGAATCAGACCGCTAACTTTGAGGAAAAACACAAAGACTATGTTAGTAACGAAAACCGAAGAAATCAGGGCATACGTGCCCACCAGCGTGTACAGCGGCGACCAGTCACTTCTCACAATCATGGAAGAGACAGAAGAGAACATTCTTGTGCCGATACTTGGGCGTAAACTCTACGAAAAGGTATGCGGAAAATACGATAAGGCTATGGAAGAGTATGGCGGAGTGACGGCGGCCTACGTGGAAAAAGAAAACCTTACACCCGAAATCCGTCTGATACGTGCCTGCCAGCTTCCGGTGGTCTACTTGTCGCTGGCCAACAGTACCGGCATTCTCACGGTGAGTCTGAACGACGGAGGTGGACTGAATCAGGTGTACACCGACGGGTACGACAAGGCCGACGAGAAATCCGTGAGCCGGTTTGAGCGCGATGCGTATTTCAAGGGCCGTCGTGGAGTGGACCGTCTGCTGGTATTCCTGGAAGAGGATGCGTGCAGTCAGGCCCCCGTGTTTGCCGATTTATGGCGCGAAAGCCGGTATTTCTACCTGCATGGCGACTTGCTGTTTACTACAGCCATCGAGATGAACCGTTTTCTGGACATCAACGAAAGCCGGGAGAAGTTCATTGGCATGCTTCCTGACATCCGTTATTGCCAGAGCGCTTACATAGAGCCGGAGATAGGGGAGGAGCTGACCGATGCGCTGGTGAAATGGTGCACGCGCTCGCTAAAGTCCGACCTTTTCACGGGCGAAGACAAGGATGCCATAAATGCGGTGTGGCAGAAGGCGGTGGACTGCCTTCGCATGGCGCTGGCGCTGTACATCGAGTCGCGCCGTCCGGAAAAACAGCGCAAGTACAGCGAAAACGAGGCAGCTTATTCCATGACAAAGGCACGGAAATTCATTTCCAACCATCAGGATTCTTTCGGAGAGTTTATAAAGGATTCTCCGCTGTATGTGCCCCCTCTCACTGAGACTTCCGAATCGGACAAGCAACTCCTATTCGATTACGACAACCAGGACAACGCCATCTTTGTCATGCGTCCGCAAGCCTTCACCCGGCACTGATTTTTTGTCCTTCATTCCCAGTTGTCATATACCTAACTTTGGAGTATAAAGAAACGACAAATGGATGCGACAAACTACCAGATACATCTTCCGGCACTTCCCGACAGTTGGAACCGGCTGTCGACCGAAGAGCTGGAAGAGGTGAACAGACTTTACAAGCGTAAGGAGGCTATGGCTGCGGCAGGCGACGAGGAACGTGCCGACCGCCTTTTCAAGCTGAAGTGCTTCATGCTTTTTCTCGGACTGAAAATCGTGCGGCGCACCGTGACCGATGAAAATGGTGAAACGGTGTTTCTCTTCCGGCGCAAAGGGATTCGCCACCTGTTTGAGCGCATTCCCATGCGGGCATGGCAGGTGGACCAGTGGATTGACCAGAAACTCGGTTTCCTGAACAATCCTTTTGCACGCACCGTCACTCCCTACGGAATTATCCGCCTTCGTATGGAGACCCTTCGTCTGAAAGCGCCGAAAGATGCGATGTCCGATGTCAGCTTTGCGCAGTACCAGTCCGCACAGAATCTGCTTATCATGTACTGGGATGCACAGAAGGTTCTACAGACGCTTGTAAGGCGAAAATCGACCCATGCCGCCATCCGGATGCAGTTGCGCCGCATGAAGCAGGCACGATGCTGGTTTCTGGCCACGCTGTTCAACGAATCCGTGCGCGAGACGGGAGAGATACGCGAAGGACGCTACCTGCGCAAGTGTAAGCGCCGAGTGTGGTCGTTCAACTCCGGGCAGATACAGAAAAACGCCCGCTGGTTTAGCATGGTAGAAGCCCGCATGTTCCCCGTCATGGTGCAGTATTTTCAGAGCGTGCAGGAAGCCTACGCACGCATGTATCCGGAACTGTTCACGCCTAACGGGAAAAAGAACGGACGGCAGAACCCCATCAAGATAGAGGTGGAAATGATTAACAACATCATGAAGTATCAGGGATTCAGTGACTACGACGCAGTGTACGACAGCGAGGCGGTCCGCATCCTGGGAATTATGAATGCCATGGCCAAGGAAGCCAAGGAAATTGAGAAAATGAATCAGAAATACAGAAAAGGGAAATGATAACCGATTACCAGAGTAACGCATACCGAATTTCTTACCAGGGCGTGTCCATGATAGAAAATGCACTGGAAAACCCCAACCTGATTCAGGTGGGGGTGATTCCGGGCTGTACCATCATGGTGGCTCCGCAGAAAAGCTACGGCATAGATTATCTGCCCAACGGAGAATACCGAAGCTGGACGCTGACGGGATACAACACCCGTCTGAACCGCACGGAGGCGCACTACATCTATGCCCGTCTGGAACGTGATTCAGACGATGCCATGGTGCTGTTTTCCGTGAACGACTATGCTACTGACGGAAGCATCGGCGGAGAGAATCCCAGCGAAGATTTCTATTACATACGTATCGGAAGCATTACCGCCACCGACAAGCTGGAAGGTGCCACCCTCGACCGTGAAATTACACTGGACTACGGTAAGCTTTCTACTCCTGCAGGACAAACGCAGGATACAGCCGGATGGAAAGAACTGTTCGAACTGACTGCAGAAGGATTGATCCGTCCGCTGAAACGCTTCACTTCCTACATAGTTCAAGGCACGCTTTCCATTATCGGCAAGCTGGTTATCAACGACAAGCAGATTTCTGATGTGGCACGCCAGGGAGATGAGGAAGAATTTACCCCCAATGACGAAGCGATACCTACCACCAAGCTTCTTACGGGAAAGTATTTGAAATACCTTCGCAGCTTCTTCCTGAACAAAGACCGAGAAGATTCTACTCAATTTCTTCAAAAATTTCTTGGAGGAATAATATTACCATTTTTACAATCAGAATCATTTACATCTGGTATTTTAGGTTCAGGATTTCTGCTAAAGACAAATGAAGATGGTATAAGCTACCTGGAAGTTGACAAGATATTTGTCCGTATGAAAGCTATATTTCAGGCTCTTGAGATTCTTAAAACAGAGCTTGGAGGTGCTTCGTTTTTGTTTAATGCTTCAGGAGCAAGAGGAACAATCATAAAAGTTGAGCAGATAGAGCAGGAAGCTTATTTTATAGACGGCGACAAAGGATATTTCCCCAATGAAGATGAAGCTTATTTTTCTGATATATACAGATGCTATTTTATGACGGACGACGGAGAAACCGCTGTGGAAAATCTTTTCAAGGTAGGCGATTTTGTACGTTCGCAGACGTTTAATATAAAAGCTGGAGTATATGAAAACGTAAGTAACCATTACTGGTGGCGTAAGGTGGTAGGAATAGGTAAGGACTACATAGATCTTTCTTCTGTAAGTTATCAGGAAGACAGTGACATTCCAAAAGAAGGAGATGTAATTGTGCAGCTTGGTAATGAAAGAGACGAAGACCGGCAGAGTGCAATTGTACTTTCCGCATACGGAGATGGAGCCCCGTATCTTACGATGTATCAAGGAATAAACTCTTATTCACTGAAAGACAAAGATATATTTACAATCGGATATGATAATGTAAAGAAAGAATGCTATCTTAAAAATTACGGTAGGGCATATATAGGCACAAGAGATAGAAAAGTATATTTTGATTTTTCAAGTAAGAAGCTGGACATAAAGGCAGACAGTTTTATTTTCAGCACCGGCGAAACTGTGAAAGATGAACTTGACAAAAATAAAAAGGGAATAGAAAGCATTTCATCTGAAATTAAAATTCTAAATAAACAAATATCATTAAAAGTAAATACGGATGACCTTTTAAGCACTGGAATTGACATAACTCAAAAAACGGTAACAGTTACCGCTCAGAGCTTTTTTGTAAACAATTCAGAAGGAACTCCAATTGCGGTATTTACTACTGATTCATCTGGGAAACCTATACTTAAAGCTGATTATATAGATGTAGATAATTTGAAGGTAAAACATCTGGATGGTGCAGACGGGACTTTTACAGGAGAGTTGAAAGCCGCTACTGGTACGTTCACCGGAGGTGTTGTTACCAATTCTGATGGGAATAGGATTATATTAGATCCAGATTCAAGGCAAATGGCTCTTGTCTCAAGTTCCGGATCTATGCTTTCAAGCTGGTTTTTCTACAATAATTCTGGATATGAATCAGCCGCATTGTCTTTAAAAAACATAGAAGGAGAGTCTCTTTATATTTATCCTTTTGATATAAGGATGAACAGTGGCGATAAAAGTACACAGATAACAAACGGAGATATAAGGTTAAAGATGGGGACTTCGCGTATGGTTATAAACCCTATTCAAATATCAATGACTGAAGGAGGAAATTCAGTGACAGGATTTACTGGAAGTTTCTTGATTTACTCATTATATGATGAATCAAAGCCTACAAGTGAGAAGATATGGAAGAAGGTGAGTGTAAAGAATGGAATTATATATAAAATAGAAAACTGGTTTATTTAATAAAATATGGGTAAAGGAATAATTAAGCTTGATGTGACAGATACCAACGAAGCACTTGGTATAATGCACGAAAATAAAGATGCATTTCCGTTCGACACATCCCCGCAGGAAGGAAGCAAGAAAGGGATTACAAGCGGAGCTGTGGCCGAAGCAGTAAAAGATATAAAGAGTAAGGCAAAAGGTTACTTCCTTACAGAAGAAAAGCTAAGGAACGCTTATCCGGAAGCGGATGAAGGAAGCAAGGCGTATGTAGGAAACAATTATCCGTATGCCATTTATCTGTACGATACTGAAAAAGGTGGATGGTATGACACGGAACAGACTGGAGGAGACGAGAAGTTTAATGCAGGCGATTTCTATTCAAAAATGGAGATTGACCAGAAGAACGCCGAGCTTGATGAACGATTAAAGGTGTTGGAAGAAAGAGACGTTTTCCTTTCAGTTGACGCATTTGAGTCTATTGAGCCAGAAGATGATAAATTGTACTTTATATTTGAAGAAGAATGATTTACAAAGGCAGTAAGGAGGTAGTGAAGATATTCAAGGGGAGTAAGCCCATATCTGCCATATACAAAGGTGCGCGACTGGTATGGCAGGCCATACGCAGTTGTTTTGGATCTGGCGCATGGAGGAATGACAAGCCATGGCTAAATGATGAAGGTTGGAAAAATTAACTGATAAATACCACACGACATGGATATAATGAAATTGTTGAGAGGGGTAAGATCCTCAAATGACATCAGCACAAACAAAATTCCGAATCTGTCTGCAGACTGGGGGATGGATGAAACAAACGGGCTTCCGTATTCAGGAGACTCTGTTCAGGAATTTTTAAAGACTTACTGCCAGAAATCGGTAGATAACGAACAGAACAAGATGGGTGCGTTCTATTTTGATACAGCAGCCATGAAATTCTACACATTCCGAACGCAGGAAGACCGCGACAGCTTTATATCAAACGGAGACAGTTCTCTCATTCTAAGCTCGCAGGATATTGTTTTTGGTGGAACGCAGAAGAAGCTTACCATTATTAATAAAATGAGTAGCAGCAATATCTATTTTACCACCAATGCAAAAAAAGCTGAAATAACGGTTGGATTTGAATCTAAGGAAAAGGAGTTCAATGCTCCAGATTGGACAGATGTGATTGAAGATGCTTATTTCACAGTATCAGTAGATAAAGGAGTTACAGGTACATACGTCAATATACTTGAAAACGTACTTGTACGTCATGGTGAGACTCTTACATTCGATGTGTTCAATTATATTTCTTCTGGGCCGAACCGTGTAAAGGTTACGGCAGTAGGACTTGTGTCTGAGCAGACGGCAAATCTCGGTTACAGCGTAACTCTTACCTCAATGTACCTTTCTCCGGCAAACTTCGGATGGTATTTACCGTTTGTAGAAGGAAGTACGTACAATCTCGGTGGAATGAATATCGGAGGTGCCTTGCAGAAGAAACTCATTATCAAGGTAACTAACGACAGCGGATATTCGGAACAGTATGAAGAAAATATCGGTACCGCTGTGTATGTGACTAACCCGTACTATTACACAAAGCTTCCTTTCCCGTCAGCAGGAACCGGAGTATATCATGTGGAATTGTGGCTGGATGCGGACGGTCTGCAGTCAGAGCATCTGAAGTATAATATCATGTGCATAGCGACAGCAGAAGTTTCCACAGCACAGTTATGCTGTATGGCTAATATTGCGGAGAAGGCTGTCAATTACATGGATAATGTTCTATTTGATTATGCTGTATATAATGGCGGTTCTTCTACTGCTACCCCTCATATAAAAATTACAGCTGGAGAAGATGTAATATTTGATGAAGATTTGGAAGGAGTAGAAACTGGTAAGTCTATTACTTTTAATTACAACCTGGAGGTAGAGACAGAAGATTCTGAATTAACTTTGTCTTCAGTATTGTCGTTTGGAAATGAGCAGTCTGCTACATATCAGATAGACAATTCATCTTCATTTCCCGCAACAGCAGAAGCTGCGTTTTATCTTAATTCTGCTACACGTAACAACACACAGGCTAATAAGACGTCAATAATTAATGAAGTTAATAAATCTACTGTTTCTGCTCAGTGGACGAATATGTCATGGGTGGACGGTACAGACGGATGGACTGTCGACAATGAAGGTAGAAAGTGCCTGTTTATGCCGGCAAGAACTAAAGCTACTATCAATTACAAGCCTTTGCAGAGCGTAGGAAACGGTAAGACGGTAGAATTTACGTTCAAGGTATCCAATGCTTCCGATTATAACGAGAACATTATTTCCGTTTGCGATGCTCCGGATAACCCGTTGTTCAGAGGAATCAGAATCCGACCGAACAACATTCTCATTCATTCACGAGACCTGAATACGGATAATGAGAACCAGTCGTATGACATTCCTGAAGATACACTTATCAATGTGTGCGTTTCTGTGATTCGTAACTATAAGACGAATTACGGAAATATCTGCATTGTGTATGTCAACGGAGTACGCAAGAAAGAATTTGCATTTACAAACGCGGACAGTTGGATTACTGATGCCAATATCATTATAGGTTCTGATACTTCAGACTTGTATCTGTACAATGTGAGAGTATATGACAAGGGATTCGGTACGCAGGATGCCTTGCAGAACTATGTGGCTTCACTTCCAAACTCTATCGACAAGAGAAAGGCATACGAGCTTATTCACGGAGTGATTGACGATTCATTCAATGTTGACTTCGAAAAGACAAGGGCTGTAGCCAATGTCGTAACCATTGAAATGCTTGACGGTGCGGAACTTCCTCATTACGGACTTAGTAAGGAATACACGGCTCAGTGTAATATGGAGCTGTTCTGGAACAAACATCCTGAATGGAACTGGTGGATAGAAAACATGAAAGTGGAAGGACAGGGTACCACCTCAATGAACTATTTCCGTTGGAACTTGCGATGGAGACTTGACAAGGCAGATGGATTTACGGTACATCTTCCTGACGGTACTACTTCTACGGACGATACGCTGTGGTTTGACGGTGAAGGAAATCACCCGAAACTTTCACGAATGACGGCTAAGATAAACTATGCTTCTTCCATGCAGAGTCATAAGATTGGTGCTACAGCCATGTTTAATGACGTGCATCATCATCTTGGGCTTGATAATGAAGCAGGTGGTCGTGTAGCTGTATTCCAGCATCCGTTCTACTTTTTCGAAAAGAAGAAAATTGAGGGAACTGAACAGTACACCTACAGCTTTATCGGTTTGTTTACCTTTGGTGCTGACAAGGGAGACAAGTACACTTTCGGTTATAAGAATCCGGATGTGAAAGATACTTTGCTCGTACTTGAAGGACTTGACCACCCGATTAAAGGTGTGGGCATGGACTACCCGTGGTCGGAAATGAAGTATGTGGCAGATGAAGAATCACTTTGCGTAGACAAGGGTAACAACAATTACGATGCTGCTTGGGAAGTTTCTCAGTCAGGAAGCGCTGAGAGTGAAGAGGAAATCCAGGCAAAACTCGATGAAGAGTTCAAGCCTGCCTACGAAGTGGCTTACAACAATTCTACCATGATTATCGGTACGGATGAAACACTGGAAACAATCAATGCTGATGTGGATGCTTGGGGGCAGCGTAAAGATGAAAACGGTAATGCCTACCAGCGTTACGAATTTTGGATTGACGGAGAATATGAGCTTTACTATCTGTCAAAGAAGACAAACAAGTATGTGAAGAACGGAATTAATCTGCTTACACAGCTTGGACTTTCTGATGAGGATTTGTCCGAACTTGACGTGAAAGCTAAAAACGAATTGTTCAAGCAGAAACGCAGGGAGAAGTTCAAAGCAGAAATGCAGAACTACTGGCATCTGGACGACTGCTTGTATTGTTACTGCTTCCTGCTTTTGTTGGGTGCGACCGACAACTTCAAAAAGAACTCTTACCCTTATAAACTTGGAACGCTTGCAAGCGGTAGTCGCTGGAGTTGGCGTCAGGATGACTTGGATACACTTTTTGACATTGACAATCAGGGATTGGCCGTGAAAGGTTATTCTATCGAAGCCCATGACTGGACAGACGATAGTAAGACCGCATACGTATTCAAGGGCGAGGATTCTGTATTCTGGACACTCATAGGTGAATGCTTCGAAGTAGAAGCAAAAGCTATGGGTAAAAAGATACTCGGTGCAATGTACGAAATGAGCAGCATTGGTACGACTACCATAGACCGTCTGATTGGATTCTTCCAGGAGTATTTTTGGGATAATGCTCAGAACTATTTCACTAAGTCTGCATACAACTCTGATGCAGAATACAAATACGAAGAAGCGTGGCCGAAATACGCTTCCGGAGAGTATGACGTAGATGTTCACCCGTTGTCGCAGTCTTTGGGAGACCACTTGGAAGCTGAAATGTTATGGGTTCGACAAAGACTTATCTATATGATGAGTAAGTGGGGATATGGGCCGTTTGCCCAATATACTGATTCCTGTTTGGGGCGCATCAACTTTCGTACACAGTTAGCTCAGTCATTCAAGCTTACTCCGTTCATGGACTTGTACCCTTGTATCCTTAGTGGTCAGGGTGCGACACATGCCAGCGCAAATAGAGTCCTTTCTGGAGAAGAAGTGACTATATCAGGCGCCGGAGGTACGAACACTAACGTGTATATCATGGCGGCAGATGAATTGGAAAGCATCGGAGACTTGTCTACGCTTACCGTAGACGCAGCTTCCAATGCCGGAATAGCCATTGCTTCGAAGAGACTGAAAACAATTAAGGTGGGCGACGAAGTAGCTGAAAAAGTTACGTCAAACCTTCAGCAGCTTTCAATCGGGTTGTGTAACAGCCTTGTTTCTGTTGACGCAAGAAATCTGAAATCTCTTACTGGTACGGTGGATTTATCACGTTGTCCGCGTCTTGTAGAAGCGTTGTTCGGAGGAACGGATATTCGTAGTATAACACTTGCCAACGGTAGTAAAATAACAAAGTTACAATTACCTGATTCGTTAACTACATTGGAGCTTCTTAACCTTAGTAAACTTACTAATTTACAATACTCAGACTTGAGTAAGGTAGAATTTTTCCGTGTAGAGAATTGTAATCAAATTGCTACCTTCGAGAAACTTAAAGAGATATATAATCTTGATAATAGTTCATTAAGGGATATACGTATTATAGGATTCTCATATACAGGGGATTCTTCTGATATAGACATGCTGTCAAATTTTGCTGAGGATAAGGATAAAAATGGTGAACCTCATTCATATAACGGTATCACAGCCGATGGGGTACCGCAGGAGGATTCGTTACCTATTATTGAAGGAACAATTACAATTAACGGTAATTCGTATGAAGATAGTGTAGATAAGGTAAAATTATATTTCCCCAATTTAAAGCTTACTGTAAACGGAATTCTTTATTTTCGTTTTGTAGACCCTGAAGTTCAAAAACTAATGATAAAAGAACCTTACGGAGACGGAACAGGTATTACAAAAGAAAAGATAGAAAGCCTTAAGACTATTCCATCATTTGAGAGAAACGAACTTATTGAAACATTTGAAGAACTTCAGTATTTTATAGCTCTTACAAAAATAGAATCACAGAGATTTAGAAACTGTTCCTCTTTGAAGAAGGTTATATTACCTGAAAGTGTAAAAAGTCTTTTAACTTATAGTTTCCATAATTGTACTGCATTACAAGATATTAACCTGGAAAACTTAGAGCACATTGGTAATTTTGCATTATCAAGGACTAGCCTGGAAAACAAAACATTAAATTTAAGAAGCGTAATTGATATAGGTATTAATGCTTTTTCAGAAACCAAAATAAAAAGGGTTATTTTAGGTTCTAATATTACGACACTCTACGTAAAACCAGTTTCATCTGATTGGAATTCAGGCCCATTTTATGGATGCAAACAATTAGAGTTCGTAGATATCCCAGATTCTGTTATTAATATGGGGAATTATACTTTTAATATGTGTGCATCATTACAATTCGTAATTGTAAGAAATTCAACACCTCCAACATTAGGAACAGGTACTTTTAACGATACACATGACGGATTGAAAATATATGTACCAGATGCTTCAGTAGAAGCCTATAAGGCAGCAACGAACTGGAGTAATTACGCAAATAAGATTCATCCTTTATCTGAATATACGGAGGAATAATAATGAGAACAGAACAAAGAACAGTAACAACAATCATTGCGGACGAAGGTAAACTCCTTCGCCGCAAATCAGACGGATGGGTAGCCGGAGAACAGGTTACTCTTGGTTATAATTATTATGAAGGAGGTGTAGGACTTTCAGAAGCAAAACTTGAAACTCCTGAAGACTACGAGGAAATTGACAGGCCTGCCGATTATGAGGAGCCTCAGATAATAGACCAGGTAAAGAGAATCATGGACGGGCTCAAACTTCAGGAGAATGTCAACAGAAGGATGGAAGAAGAAACTGAAAATATAAACTCGCTCAATCTGTCCGACAGTGATTCCTTGAAGGTAAAGGATGTCTATCCGGAATGGGAAGCAGGTCTATCTGTAAAGGTAGGAGAAAAGTACCGAGTAGGAGAAGATCTTTGGAAAGTGGTTCAGTCACACACCACTCAGGAGAGCTGGAAACCTTCTCTTTCAACCGCATCGTTATGGGAGAGAGTGGACGAAACACATGAGGGTACAGCAGACGACCCAATTCCCTACACTCCTCCTATGCAGATATACAACGGAAAGTATTACACGCAGAACGGAGTGGAATACAAATGCACGAGAGACAGCGGAATCGCGCTCTCACATGATTTGTCTGCGCTTGTCGGACTTTACGTTGAAATAGTATGAGACTATTATTAAAAGCACTGTATATATCATACCCGTATATACTTTGCATATTGTTGTGGGTAGTAATCTTAATTTTAGTTTTATGAATGCTTTAGACAACTTAATCAACAAAGTGGGGAACGACAAGGTTCTCCACTTCCTTGGAGGAGGATTAATTTGTGCAGTTCTGTTTATTCTGCTTTCGAGTGCCGGAGCAGGAAGTGTTCTCTCATTTGCGGTAGGTTTTTTGTTCGTCCTGATAATTTCCGTCATAAAGGAGCTGTGGCTCGATGTGAAAGCAGATTGGTATGATGTGCTTGCAGCAATGGCAGGTTGCGTACCGGTTATACTTGCATCAGGCGTAGGAATACTTATTTCTAAACTGGTATGAAAAAGATTCTTTACAACAGTTGGATTTCCCGCACATTCTTGTGGGGAAATTACAATACAATCACTCTGGCCGCATGGGTGTGTACGAAGTTCAAGAATGAAGGAGAAATGCCGCAGAGAATAAGAAACCATGAATGTACACATGCCCGTCAATGGGTGGAGTGCATGATGGCCAGCGGAGTAATCATCTGGGCACTTGTGATTTTTGTAGGCGTTTCATCCTGGTGGTTCTGCCTTTCCTTTCTTATGTTCTATGTGCTTTATGTACTTGAATATCTTGTAAAGCTAATCTTCTTCGGTAGTAAAGCATACAGCCATGTAAGTTTTGAACAGGAGGCATACGCGAATCAGTACGATGACAACTACCTGGAGAATGCCGGTTATTTTGGATGGGTAAAGTATATATGTAAGTAAAAAACGACTCGGCACGACGCCGGTTTTATTTTTACATAGCGGAAAGTCTTCACAGATTTTTTGTCCTTCTTTTTATTGTTTTAAAGTGTAAATAAGCATTCAATTATCAAAAAAACATACCCGTTTTATTCGGATATAAATATTTTCGTGCCAACGGATATTTTCCCATCAACTGGCTACGGGTACGTAACTCCTTGCATAGCCAGCATTCGGTAGAAGAGCGTATCAGCCCCTCACGTATCCGACAGATAAAAAAGGGACTCAAAAACGGAGCAAAAGTAGAAGAAGCACACTCGATAGAAGAAATTGAGGAATTCTCGCGTATGCTGTACAAAATATATTCATCACACATCCGCAAACATTTTCCAAATATCGAGTTCTTCTATCACATGGAAAAAAGACTGATAAGTAGCGAACAGGGAAAAATATTCATCGTACGCTATAAGGACAAGATCATCGGCGGTTCGTCCTGCATTTATTCGGGAGACAACGCCTACTTATGGTTTTCGGGAGGAATGCGAAAAACATATGCACTGCAATACCCCGGTATATTGGCCGTATGGATGGCCTTGAAAGATGCATACGAACGCGGATTCCGGCATTTGGAATTTATGGATGTAGGTTTACCCTTCAGAAAACATGGGTA